TCAGGTGGAGACGACGGTGGAGGTTCAGGTGGAGACGACGGTGGAGGTTCAGGTGGAGACGACGGTGGAGGTTCAGGTGGAGACGACGGTGGAGGTTCAGGTGGTTCTGGCGGTTCTGGCGGTTCTGGAGGTTCTGCATCTGCAGGTGCTTCTCCTGGAGCAGCAGCAGACGGAGATGTCCCAAACGAATACGTGTATCCTGAAAAAGACTACTGTGATGCCTTAAACGAACATGAACCTACCTGGGTTATTTGGCACATCTTCCCTTTCTTAGCTGACAAGGATGGATGTGACTGGTCACTTTATTGGAGGAAGTAATGCCTAAAACATTCGTTGTAATTAGAACTCAATTTGAAGCCTTGCATTGTTGGCCTAGCGCACCGGATGAAGTAGCTTTCCTAAGAGAGCCCCATCGTCACATGTTCCATGTAGAGATGAAGTGGATTGTTCATCATGACGATAGAGATATAGAATTCTTCATGATGAAATGGGAAGTACAGGAATATATCAATGCAAATATGACAATGGACCTAGGGCATAGGAGTTGCGAGATGATATGTAAACAGCTCGCAGACCACTTTAAGGCTGACTATGTGAGTGTATTTGAGGATGGTGAAAATGGAGCAGAATACTACAGAACATTCGAACCAAGGTAAACCTATGAAAGTAGTAGTTATTGATCCCACAAGTCCAGAAGTCAACCGAGGCAGCTTCTGTTATCTTCCCTATATTGTCTACAACAGCATAGCCTTAAAACAGAACGCATGGCTAATGGAAGACTTCACTATGGCACAAATTAACAGAATACCAAAGGCAGAGGACTATTTGGTAGCTCTTTGGTCATATCCGCAGATAGATCTCTGCCTCATGCTCAATAAGTTCCTTCCTAAACAGCCTATTTTCTTTGGGTACACACCTTTAATTAAACACCTTAAATTAAAGCACTGGTATCCTAAAGAAGAAATGATATTGGCAGGAATGTACAATTATCCTCAATGCTATGCCTCACTAAAACATCTGCTGTTGAGTGATTGTGATATGCATCTTACAAAGTATGAGGGGCAGGTATATCCACTGTTTACCTCATATGGTTGTCCAAGAGGCTGCGCTTTCTGTCCCTCTACGGTTAACTGTGGTAGGAAGAGAATAGTAATTCCCATAGAAGATGTCAAAATGATGCTCGATCACTGTATAGAAAGAGATATCAATAACATTCATTTTACAGATGAGGACTTCTTTTTCGATCACCAAAGAGCATTTGAAATACTGAATCATGCTGCACGGTTAGGAAGTTTTAATTTTATCGCTCTAGGTGAAGTAACCACTGTAAACCGTTTTATTGACCTTCATGGTAATGAGGTGCTCACAGACAGTGGTATGAAGTTGATTGAAATAGGCATGGAGACGGCCGACCCTGACTTAGGTAAGAAGATGGGTAAAGCCCCTGTCAATAAATGCAAGGAACTTTCTGAGAAATGCTCAGTTGATATATTCTGGTTAGCCCTGACGTTCTTCCCAGGTGAAACGCTGAAAACTCTAAACGAAACTGGAAAGTTTTTAAGAGAGCATGGTTTTAAACCTGAAGAGCTGTATGGACGGGTCCGTACTAATGGAACTGAAGGGGGATTAGGACAATTCTTTCAGCCCTATCATGGAACTAAAGATTACTCACAACTCAAGAAGAGAGGTAAGTTCATTTCAAGTAGACCGATGCGTTTGCTTCCCAGTTACCTGCCTAACAGTTTCCTATCTCAACTCATAAAACACAGACAAGACCACGAAGATTTAGATTATTACATCAATCTTTACAGACTTCCTGATATAGGCATACCTAATTCAGGTACAGTATGGGAAAATATTCTACGCAATCTTAAAGAAGGCATCAGTATAGCAGACTCTGCAACCTTTTATGCTATACTTGCCAGACTGGGGATAATATGATTTACAACATTCCAATCGAAAGTCTTGAGGAGAGGTACAGTAAACAGTGGAACAAATGGTTCCCTGAAGAGCTTAAACGATTGAAAATCGAGAGCAAAACTGTATATCCCACTCCACTATCTAACAAAATAGAGCAGGGTAGCTTCCTTGATGTCATAACTACCAATCATTTTAAAGCTAACCAATTATCCACTATCTGTCAACTATTCTGGATGAATAAAGTAATGCCAGGCGACACATTCCTATTTCACGACCTCTGGTTTCCTGGTATTGAAATGTTAGCCTATATGAGAGATGCACTGAAAATTGATTTCAAAATAGCTGGCATACTACATGCTGGTAGCTATGACGAACACGACATGCTCCACAGAGTAGGAATGACGAGGTGGGCACAGTGGATTGAAAGAGGATGGTTGGAGTTTATCGATCATATATTTGTAGCTACTCAATTTCATAAAAATCTAATATTAGAACAAAGAGGATGGACACCCAGTAAACCACATGATATAGATAATAAAATACACATCACAGGTCTGCCTATCTATCCTGAGTTTGCTAATCCTAACCCTCGTCCTAGACAGGACATATTATTTCCACACCGACTGGACATAGAAAAGAATCCTCACATGTTTGATGAACTAGAGAAAGCATGTCGTGAGTCTGATGTTGACTTCAGCAAATGGAACTTTTTCAAGACTAAGGATATGATAAAGAGTAAACAAGAATACTACAATATGCTGAATAATGGAAGCATAGCAGTGAGCTTTGCAGAGCAGGAAACTTGGGGTATAGCTATGCAAGAGGCTGTGATGTGTGGGTGTATTCCTCTGGTACCAAACAGACTAAGCTACCAAGAGCTGTACCCTGCAGAGTTTCGCTTTCACAATTTTGGTCAATGCGTAGGTATGATTGTAAAGATGGTAACAGATGAACAATACTTTGAAGCCATGCAAGTGATGGCTCAAATACTGGCACAAAAGTTTATAATGAAAGGAAAGTTTGCCATAGAGAAAATGCTAACTATATTGGAGGAATTGTGAAGGTACTAAGGATAGCTGTTATACTGTTAGCAACAGTGATGATAAGTCAGGCAGGTGACTTGCCCAAAAGTACTCGCCAAATATATATTGATAACAAAAGAATTGAGAGCGAAGGAATCCACACAACGAGACCTATTAGGCCTCATAATAAGAGGAAGAGAGTGTTTATTTATAAGTGTATTGATTCTGAAACTGGAGAAGAGGTTCCCTGTCCTGAACGTGAAAAAGAGGAAGACACAACGGAAAGAACATACATGGAATGAAACTCTATAATAATCATTTCAGCATTGAAGGCACTTACGATATACTCAATCTAAGAGAAGAGCTGGGAAATGCTATAAGCAAACCTCCTGCTACTCCTAGAATAGGAATGAGACCTCACACCGCAATTAAGCTACTTCAGGTACGGGATAGAACTGTAAGGGATTTATGGGAAAGGATAAAGTATATGGTGAAATATGACGATGTAAAGATATTTATGGACTCTGGGGCTCCTAGCCTTTATAACTCCCTTGTGAGAAACAAAGAAGGAGGTGCTCACACTTACATGGGAAGTTACCTAAAGGACAGGAAGCATGATGACTTCAGCTTCCTTGAGATGAACGAATACAAAATCTATCGTCGCAAGTATACCATGTTTATTAAGGAGTACCTTCCTAACCTAGAAGTCTATGCCGTACTTGATGTGATTAATAATGCAGAAGCTACCTGGGAGAATCAGCAGTATATGGAGAGCAAAGGCCTAAAGCCTATACCTGTTTGGCATTTTGGATGCGAGATCAAATGGCTTGAGATGTATCTAGCTAAAGGCTATGAGTACATAGCAATAGGTGGATTGGTTCCTAACCCTACTTCAGTTATTATACCTCCGTTGGATGACATTTGGGATTACCTGTTGACCTACGACAATGGCATCCCGCGGGTTAAAGTACATGGCTTCGCGGTGACAGCACCTGAACTTGTTAGTCGCTATCCCTGGTACAGTGTGGATAGTGCCAGCTGGGTAAAATATGGTAAGTATGGTATAGTATTGACTCCAAGAACAAAAGGAGGTAAACGTGTCTACAACGTCTCGCCCCACAGCGTTGCAGTTTCAGATAGAAGTCCGTTTAAAGAGATGCAGGGAAAACATATCTCAAATTACTCACCTGCTGAACGAAATTTCATCCTTAATTACTACCACGAAAAAGGTTTCCGACTTGGAAGTTGTAAGTATAAACTTGTCGGCAATGGCTACGACCTCCAGGATAATGAGAGATTCGTTAGTGGAAGAAAAGGAGATAAAGAACGGGAAGTTGAAATCGAAATTGAAAAGGGCCTTGCTACTGACTACAGAGTAAGAGATGAATTGAACATACTTTACTATCTAGATTTAGAAAAGAGTCAACCTGACTGGCCTTGGGCTTTCAAGCGCCACAAAATGCCGAAAGGATTCAACTTATTTTGACTAATACATCAAATAATAAAACTGATTCTTCTACGAGTAAAATTCCAGTAACCACTACTACCCTACCTAAACAAATGGTAATTCTAAATATCTCTAGGAAAGAAGCAAGGAGAGTAGGATGGAGATTACTGAAACTATCCTTTTTAACAATAAAAGGAAGAATAACTGTCTTAGTGGATCAATCTAAATGATACTATATATGGCTGGCAATTTCCCTGTAATGAATGACATACAGAAGGAACGAGCTATGAAAGAGTATGTACTGAAGAATGGCTATAGTTCCTACAACAGACTTGCCAGCTTTTACCATAGAAAAGGAGCAAAGAATGTCATCAAAGTTAGTGAGGAATCCAGAGCAGGACGCCCGAAAGCTGATAATGACGATTGAGAATGCCCTTAAGCAGGGTGTCCGACACTTCCGAAAGTCAGATAACAAATTTCTACCCACCGTGGAGTCCATATTAATTGCTCTACGCACAGAAGGCGGCGTAAAAAAGTTATTACCTGAACGCAGAAGTAAAGGAGGAATAATCCTACCTTGAAAATATACTTCGCGGCAGTGGGAAGTGACCTCTGGGAGCATCATGTACGGGCCTTGCATGGTGCTACCCAGAGAGTCCTTTTTAGTTACTATGATTTAGAACATGGAGGCTTTCAATTTCGCAGAAAGAGCTGGGAGTTAGCAACAGGAATACCTTATGAAAGGGGGAAGCTAAATGGAACTAATGGAAAAGAACGACCTGCTGGAGATACTCCAAGCAGTTAAACCTGGACTGGCAAGCAAGGGAATCATAGAACAGTTTACTCATTTCATTTTCAGTGGCAACGCAGTGATGACATATAATGATGAAATCTGTGTAAGCCATCCTCTCCAAACTGACTTCCAATGTAGCGTCATAGCTGATGATCTGTATAAAACCCTAACTGGCACCCGTGGGAACCAAGCTGTTAAACTTGAAATGGAAGATGATAAAATGCTCGTTAAAACGAGCAGCAGGGAGGCGAAGTTGAGCACAGAAGTGGAGAGGGATGCAGAGAAGATGATCGAAATGCTGGAATTGGATAAAATAGAAGAATGGCAGAGGCTACCAAGGGAGTTCGTAAAAGGAATGTTCCTCTGCATGTTTAGCGCCAGTAAGGACATGACAAAGGGAGCAGGCACCTGTGTATATGTAAACGACACTTACCTTGCAAGCTCTGATGAAGCACGTATCTCCCTTTATACACTTCCCTCAGGCACAGGATTCTCTACGCTGATACCAGCTAGGTCGGTAGCTGACTTGATCAATTTTGACATCACTAAAGTTTGTCTGAAGAAGAATTGGGTGCATTTTAAGACTGGCAAAGATGTTACGTTTTCAGCAAGGGTGATGGAAGATAAATACCCTGACGTTTTAGAATACTTTGACGTTCAGGGCACAGAACTCACACTACCTACAGAGCTAAAGCCCTTAATAGAATCTGTAGTGTTTATGGCGGAAGGTAAGATTGATTTAGACAAACGGGTTGAAGTGATTATAGAGAAGGACAAGATAAAGTGCAAGGCAGAGAAGAGCGTAGGGGAGATTGAGGACTTCGTTGACTTCGAAAGTGATAAGGAGTTCCATTTCTTCATCAACCCTTTCTTCCTCAGCCAAGTACTTGAGAAAGCAACCACAATGGTTGCCACAGATGACCTAGCTTACTTTAAGAGCGAACGATTTCAACATATAATTAGCTTACCGGAACAATAAGATGCAAGTTCTTTTCTACCTACTTGGATGGTTTTTCCTATTTTTAATAGGTATAGTGAGTTGGAATGAAATACATAACTTTAGATACGATTGGATTTCTACCCAACCTCTATCTGACATTGGAGAAATTAAAGTGCTGCTTTGGTCAATATTATCCTTTGTACTTGGAATCATCTATAAGATAAGCAAATGAAAATCTACTTTGCAGGAGTACCAGCAGGGCTACAACGCACACGGGAAGAAGGGCTGGAAGCATCTGGAATCAAAAACAGACTTGTAACCTTCTTCTACCTCAAGAAGTGCCTCATCACGCTGAAACACTACAAACGGATAGAGGAAATTAACTACAAAGGAGTGAACGACTTCAGCAATGGCAAATAAAGGTTTCTTTACATTCGAAAAGAAGGCACCACGAAAGTCAGCTCTTGATATAAAATATAACACACCAGGAGAGCCTGATTGCAAGGCATGTGGGCTACATACTTGGCCTAAGACACCTAAAATGCCTGTAGGTGGAAAGGGTGAAAAAGGAATCTTCATACTATGTGAAGAGCCTGGGGAAACGGAAGACATAAAAGGAACACAGCTGGTGGGGGAGGCTGGCACTTTCTTAGCCAATAAATTATCATCTTTAGGAATCAGTCTACATCGCGATTGCTACATGCTTAACGCTATCAACTGCCGCAAGCCCAAGAACGCAAAGCCCTCCATGAAAGAGATAAACTGCTGCCGTCCTTATGTTCTCAAAGCACTGGAAGAATATAAATTTGACCACCTCTGGACAATGGGAGGCTATGCGATAGACAGCTTATATGGAGATAGGTTTGACAAGCGAGCAATAACAAGGTGGAGAGGGTTGCATGTGCCTGATATGAAACACATGCTCTGGGTACATCCTATGTTTCACCCCAGTTGGGCTATGAGAGGACAAAAGGATCCCAACATACAAGCTACCTTTGAAAGAGATCTAAAGGAAGCCCTTAAATGGAAAACTCCACTACCTCTATATAAAAATTATGAAAAGAATGTTCATTTGCTTTACAAAATAAAAGAGGTTGAGGAATTAGTCCATAAAATACTGGATATGAATAATGCTATCATGTCCTTCGACTACGAAACTACAGGTCGTAAACCATTTAAACCTGAGCACAGGATTCACTGTGTAGGTCTCTCTTTTGATGAAGATGCTTATGTGTTTCCCTTAGAGAAGCCTAACTATTGGAAAGAAAATGAGCAAAATAAAGTGCTAAGGTTATGGAGAAGAGTTCTAACATGGGAACCCGTAAAGAAAATAGCCCACAATGTAGCATATGAGGACCTCTGGAGCACAATAAGAGCTGGAGTTAGACCTCGAAACTTGAGCTGGTGTACGATGAACACAGCTCACTTAATAGACGATAGGAAATACTTTACTGGGCTCAAATTTCAAACCTTCCTCAATTTTGGTGTTGAGGGGTATGAAGATGAGATTAGACCTTACCTAGAAACGGACAACACAGTAGAGTATAATGATATTGATAATGCACCACTTGAAAAGCTGATGCTTTACTGTGGGATGGATTGTATCTTCACTCGCAAACTGTATTTCCTACAGAAACAATATTTAGAGCAAAATTTAGAGCTTGAAAGAGCCCGCAGCTTCTACCAACGCTCTATCTACACCTTCAATAATATGCAACGGCGTGGGGTTCCTGTTGATATAAATTACTACAAAAAGGAGGATGTCAGGCTTGAGAATAAGATGAAGAGGCTGGATAGAATGATACTAAATTCTCCTGAAGCAAAAAAGTTCAGATCTAAGACAGGTAAGCCCTTCAACCATAGCTCAGGCTCTGACGTTCGCCACTTACTGTTCAATATCTTAAAATATCCTCCTGTTAAGAAAACTAAAACAGGTCAGCAGGAGAGTGTAGACGTTGAGGTATTAGACGAGATAAATACTGATTTCACTCAGAGAATATTACAGCACAGGCGATCTAAAAAGATCAAAGATACCTACTTAGCACAATTTCTAAGGGAGGAATACAATGGACGAGTCCACAGCTTCTTTAATCTTCATATCGCTCGCACTTACCGTAGTAGCTCAAACAATCCTAATCTGCATAATATTCCGGTCCGTGAAGAGGATGCAAAACGTACTTGTAGAACTGGAATCATCCCTTCAGATGACTTTAGATTTATTGAGTCTGACTATGGAAGCCAAGAAGTCAGAATCGCTGGATGCTATACAGAGGACCCTGAATGGATAAACTATATCGTCACCCCAGGTGCTGACATGCACCGTGATTGTGCGGCAGAGGTATTTAAGTTGGACAGTAAGCAGGTTACGGGTGCAGTAAGATTTTACAGTAAGAATCAATGGGTATTTCCACAGTTATATGGCTCCTACTATGGTAATTGTGCAAAGCACCTCTGGAGTTCAGTTGTAGAAGGAGGACTGAAAACAGTTGAAGGTGAGCTAATGAAAGAGTGGTTAAGATCTAAAGACATAGCCTCTTATGATCGCTTTGAGACTCACTGTAAGAACTACGAACGCCGTTACTGGAACCGTTTTAAGAAAACTAAACAATGGCAAGAAAAGGTGATTCGTGATTATGTAAAAAAGGGATATGTAACTACTTATTTTGGACATAGAAGGAGTGGCTACTTATCCATGAATGAAGTTATCAACACACCTATACAGGCAACCGCTTTTCACTGCCTACTGTGGTCATGTAACAGGTGTGATGACATAGCAAGGGATGAAAACTGGGACAGCGAGTTGCTCAGTCAAGTACATGACAGTATGATGTTTGATACTTATCCTCCTGAACAAGAGATGGTGGTTGAAACTATACGCCAAGTAGCAGAGAAAGACATACGAGATGAATTTGATTGGATTATTGTACCACTTATAATGGAATTTGAATTTACACCTATCAATGCTAATTGGTACACGAAAGAGGAAGTGACGATGAATAAGAATGGTGACTTCGTAGGTGTAGAGTCAGGAAAGATATATGATTTAAATTATTGATGGTGAATTATGGGATATGTACCACCAAGTCTAAAACCAAGCCCAGGAATTAACTGGCACAAAATAGGTAATATTGTGTGGAGAGCTATTGGTTTAATCTGCATGACGGCCTTATTTACCACCTGTGTATTAAGGCTGTTTGATAAAATATGAAACTCTACTTAGCAGGCAATCCAGGACATGGCAAAGCAGGCTTACACCGTGAGGCTTACTTCAGAAAGGTAAAAGCACGGTTGGTGATGTCTTACTTTTGGGTACGTGAAGGTGGTGACTTCAACAGATACTTTAGGAGGATGATTGATGGACACAATGGAAATGATCCAAGAAGCCTACACAAGAGTAGCTGATGGTCAGAAGAGAATTGACCTTTATGAGGACCACACAACGGTGAAAGCATACTGGGTAGGTAAGATTATTCGTATTGACATCAAGGAGGAACAAGATGGCTAAACAATACAAACACGAAGGTAAGAGGGAATATGATTTTGAAGGTAGATGTGGGAAGTGTGGAACCAGACTCTTGATTGTATTGAAAAGGATGCCGCCCTATAGTGTAAAACTCACAGTTGTTCCATGCAAACTTCACCCAGAAGAATCAGTAATATTATGGCCACAAAGGGAGGACCTAATTCATGAGTGAAAAAAAGATGCTCTTTCTCGACGTTGAAACCACAGGTATATTTGAAAGTAAACATCACATATGGGAATTAGGGTGCATACTTGATGTAGATGGGGTGCAGAAAGATAAGTTCCATATGAAGGCACGACCTCCTAAAGGTGCTCCTATTAATACAGAAGCCCTCACAGCATGTGGTAAAACAGTGGAGGAAATCTGTAACTATAAAAACACACAGATAGAACTCAAAGAGATGTTTGAAGCATGGCTGAGTGAATGGGTTGACAAGTTTGATAGTGATGATAAAATGTTCTTTGTAGCTTACAATGCTGAGTTTGATTACAGGTTCTGCCGACGCCTCTGGATGAACCATGACGACAAATTCTTTGGTAGCTTCTTTTGGTTTCCCTATTTAGACGTGATGACAATAGCTGCCTGGGCTTTGCAAGACAAACGTGGTCTGTTACCTAACTTTAGGTTAAATACATTGGCAAAAGCGATGGGTTTTGAAATGAAAGATGATAATTTTCATGGTGCTATGTTCGACGCTCGTGTCGTTAGGCGTATATATTATAAGTTAGAAGGTTAAGTGGAAACATGTTAAGTATAGCGTAGCATTAAGCACAGGAAGTTCATGCAGAATTCAGCAAATAAGAAAGCGAAAATATTATGTCCAACATGCTATTAGACGAAAGCCTACCTGAAAAGTACAGACCCAAGACATTCGACGACTTCGTAGGCAATAAAACGCTGGTAGAAACGCTTAGGTCTTACACTAAAGATGATATAAAACACCATAGTTTCCTTTTCGCTGGTCCTAGTGGGTGTGGTAAAACAACCCTTGCTATGATTCTCAAAGACATCCTTGGCTGTCATGATAGGGACTTCCAATACCTAAATACTTCCAACACTAGGGGTATTGACACGATGAGAGAGATTGACATGCTCTCTAAGTTAAGACCTATGGGGGGTAAGGTTAAATTTTACATACTAGATGAGTGTCATAAACTCACTAATGAAGCTCAAAATGCTGTGCTCAGACTACTTGAAAAACCACCCAGCTTTGCTTACTTCGCCCTCTGCACTACCGAACCTGAAAAGCTACTCGACACCATCCGTAATCGCTGCCACATTTATACAGTTAAAAGACTGGCAAGCCACGAAGTGGTGGGGTTGTTAAAGATAGTATGTGAGAAGGAGGGAATTAAATTTCCTGATCCTGTACTGCAAGAAATTGCCAAAGTGAGTGAAGGCAGTTGTAGAGCGGCGCTGAAAACCCTTGACATGGTGCGCTACATAGAGAAGCCAAGGGAAGCTCTAAAGATGGTTCGTGAAGGCATTATTGGAGAAGCCACACTGAAGCAAATATGTCAAGGCTTAGTAGATGGTATAAGTTGGGCTAAAATGAGAACATATATAGTGGCTATTGAGGACGATAAGCAGGAGAGCGCACGGGTAGGAATACTAAACTATTTAAGCAAAGTGCTGGTTGGTAGAAATGAGGACGATAGGTTAGCTGAAATAATCAGCCTTTTTATTGAACCATACTATAACACAGGAAAAAGGGCAGGTATAGTGTATTCATTATACTTGGCATGTAAATTATGATTAGATCAATAATTACAACGATATTCTTTGTTTTTGGAATTATACTTATTGGGTTACACCTTAAAAGCATCTTCCTACCTTTAGGAATTCTAATGATTTTATTAGGTATACAGAATTTACTGGAAAGATAATGGAAACAGAAATGATATATGATGAAATAGATGTTGACAAGAACAACCTTGACGAAGAGTGGGAAAGACAGTCAAGGTCGAGCTTTGACTTTGGGAAAGACTTAGCAGATGCTAGGAAGGATATGGCAAATAAGAAACGCCTTATGGACTTGGCACTGGCAGACGCTATGGATTTCATTCTTCAAAACTATGAGGACTATGGATTAAATAAACAGCAGGCCAACAGCAGTACTTTTGTTCGTAACGCTGCGATGAAGAACGAAGAGTATCAAAAAGCCTACAGAGACTTTATTGATGCAGAGCATGATGTAAATATTCTCCAGGCTGCGAGCTATGCCATGTTAGATAAGAAAATGGCGCTTGAGTATCTCACTCGTTTATTCTTAGCTGACTACTTTACCACTGACACCACAGTAGACGATTACAGAAGGGAGCAGCTAAGGGAAAAGGTGGCTGATAATCCACGACTCAAGAGAAGGCAAGAAGATGGAACTATTGATTGATACTTTAAGATCTATAATAGTGATATTGTTACTATTATTCTTTATATATATGGTGGTAAGACTCGTATCATATGCTTGGCATATAAGTAAACAACAAGTAAGAAAACAATCTGACAGAGGAGGTAAAAATGGTATCAAAAATCAGAAGCAGAAAAACCCTACAACAGGATCTCCTAAAACGTAGCCAAGAGAGCTATGACAAAAAGGACGAAAGTGGTAGGTATGGATCATTCTTCAAGTCTAAAAGTGAACTTGGAAACAAAGAGTTTTGGAAGTGTGGAGAAGGAGAACACCAAATTGACATCATACCCTGGATTGCAGGCGACAATTATCCGACCAAGAGCTATGACATCAAAAGTGGTGACATTGCCATAGTACTTGACCTTTGGGTACACTACAATGTAGGACCTAATGAGGATAGTGTAGTCTGTCCTGCTCGTAACTATGGTCTGCCTTGTCCTATCTGTGAGCACATAAATGAGATTAGAAAGCGGGACGATCTTACTGAGGATGAGATTAAAGAAAAAACATCCGAAAAGAACCCTAAGCGCCGCAGTATTTACCAGATCGTGTGCTATGACAGCCATGAGGAGGAGTCAAAAGGTGTGCAGATTTGGGACGTTGCTCATTTCTTCATGGAACGTCACTTGACCGAGCTTTCACAGAAGCCAAAGAGGGGAGGGTTTATCCCTTACGCTGATCCTGACGAAGGCAAACAGGTATACTTCAAACGAAAAGGACAGGGACAATTCAATACTGAGTACATGGCACATCAATTCCTAGACAGGGAATATAAAGTGTCGGATGAAGTGTTGGACAGCACAATCTCCCTAGATCAAGGTATAATAGTTCTTACCTATGAAGAACTGAAACGTAAATATTGGGGTGGAGAGGATATACCTGCTACCAGTCCAGAAGAGGAAGAGGAACAACCAAAAGCTACACGGGCTACACGACGGCCTCCAGTACAGGAAGAGGAAGAACCTGAAACTGAGGAAAGACAGCCGGATGAGGAAGAAGAACAGCAGGAACCTGAGGAACAACCTACACGCAGGAGAGTGCGGAAACCTCAGCAAGAAGAACAACCTGAAGAGGAAGAAGAGAATGGAAACAAATGTCCAGCAGGCGGTGTTTTTGGCAAGGACATAGACAAACCTCTACCTGAATGTGACGACTGCAAAGTATGGGATGATTGTGCGGCAGAGGCAGACAGGTTGGAAAAAGGAGGTAAGTAATGGCTAGAATAATAAGAAGGGCAAGGACTCCTTCGCAGGCAGCGGAGGAGTACTCCCAAGCAACTAAAGCAAAGGAGGAGAAAGAGGACACTCCTAAATCAAAAGACCTAATTATCAGCACAGGCAGTACACTACTTGACCTTGCTATCTTTGGTGGAAGAGTAAGAGGAGGTGGACTTCCTGGAGGTCTTATTGTAGAGATCTTTGGCGAAGCACAACTGGGAAAGACAGCAGTTCTGGCTGAAATATGTGGATGCTCTCAGGCAGCAGGAGGCACAGTTCGATTTGCAGATCCTGAGGCACGACTGGACAGGGAATACGCAGAGATTTATGGAGTGAACCTACCTGAGGACAAGTACTGGAGACCTAGCTTGGTGGAGGAAGTATTTGACGATATTAGAGAATGGAATCCACCAAACGAAGGAACCGTGAGCATTTATGGATGTGATTCCTTGGCAGCTCTTTCTTCTAAGCTCGAGATGGAGAAAGGTGATAAAATGGGCATGAGGATAGCCAAGGACTTTAGTGCTGGCTTAAGGAAAACAGGAAATATGTTGGCTCAAGGAGGGTATAAAACATTAGTGTGCACCAATCAAGTACGGCAAGGAGACACGGGACTTAAAACACCTGGCGGCAAGGGAATTCCTTTCTGGGCTTCAGTTAGAATTTATATCCAAGCCATGTACAAAAAGAAATATGGCCGTGCTCATCATATTGATAAAGAAGTTACACTGGAAAGTGGTGCGAAGGTTCCTAAAGTAATAGGCATTAACAGTATTGCCACAGTTATTAAGAATAGCAAGGACGATCCTCACAGGGAGGCCTATATTCCTATCATCTTTGGATATGGTATAGATGATATTAGGGCTAACTTGCAATGGCAAAAGGACATGAAAAAGGCCAGCACTTATGAATGTGGAGACGGACAAACTTACCAAGCCATGGACTATGCTATACAATATGTAGAGAAGCACAATTTAGAACAAAAGCTGAAGGAACAGGTAATTGACTTATGGCTGGAAATCGAGGACAAGTTCAAAAAGAATACTCGCAACCGCAAGCGAAAAGCAAGATAGTCATCATTGACTGCCATCCTATCTGCTATGAAGCTATGCACCATTTTGGCGGTCTTCAATGGGAGGACCGCCATACTGGTGTTATTTTTCACTTCCTTAATCGCCTTCTGTCCTTTGTAAATATGTTTGACACCACTAAGTTCGTGTTTGCTTGGGACAGCAGGAAAAGCTACCGTAAGGAGAAAGTATTTCCTGACTACAAAAAAGAGAAGCACAATGTGGAAAGGACAGAAGAAGAACAAATATTATACTCTCATTGTTTTGAACAGATGCACCAACTTAGGAAAAACATACTCCCTGCACTGGGATTCAAAAATGTGTTCATACAGACAGGTTACGAAGCTGATGATATCATAGCAGACATCGTCCTAAATGATTGCTATGTTGATTATATAGTAGTGAGTAGTGATAATGATCTTTACCAACTGCTAAGCCACTGTAGGATGTGGAGACTCAACACTAAAAAGTTCTATACTCACCAAGACTTCTATAATGAATATGACATAGAACCTGAGCAATGGGTCCAGGTTAAAATCCTAGTAGGTTGCCCTGGGGATGGAGTACCTGGACTGCCAGGTATAGGAAATGCGAGAGCCATTTCTTGGTTAAAAGGAGAGCTTAAACCTGGTAAGTTCTATCATGACATTAAATTTGCAACGGAAGAATTCATAACACGAAATGACCTACTTGTAAACCTACCATTTCCAGGTATTAAAACACCACAGCTTGACTTTGAAGAGAATTTTGATTTAGATAATATATTCTCCATATGTGAGGACTACGGGTTGTTTACTTTGTTGAAAAATAGCAGGTTGAGAGCGTGGAAGGAGTTAGCAAGATGAACTATGTGGGCTTAGACCTCAGCTTTACTGAGACAGGTGTGTCTGTACTTACTGATAAAGAATTTATACTTGGTGAAACCTTAATAAAATCAAACTCTAAACAAAAGCCTGAAGAAAGAATCATCTATATAGGTGAGGAAATCTTTTACTTCCTTGACCAATTTGACTTGCCTCATATGGTATATATTGAGGACAAGTTTGTTGGCAAATCACGAAAGCAAGCCCTATACGATGGAGGCCTCTTATACTATATCATAATTGAAACCAGAAAGCACTTATTTCCATACAAGATAATCAACCCTACATCCTTAAAGAAGTTCGTAATAGGTACTAAGGGTAAGAAGAAGGGTAGCAAGAAAGAACTGATGTTGCTCCATTGCTTTAAGAAGTGGGGTGTAGAATTCGAGAATAATAACCTGTGTGATGCTTACTGCCTTGCACGGATGGCAATGGAGGACATGATGGAAAGACAAACTACCACAGGAAATATCAAAAGGGCTAAACGGAAACCCTAAAAAAGCCAAAGGCTGTGTGCTATAATATGTAATAAATACAGGAGGTTAGCCTATGACTAAGGATGTCGAAACGCTGAATATGTTTGTGAAAGTTGTGAACAGCCTGTCATTCATTTTTGGACAAAAACCTAAAAACATGTACTATGTGTTGAATAAAGTAGGCAGTTTTGATGAGCTTCTTGTGCTTGCCTTAGCAGCGATTGACATGAAAATGGAAGTGGATGAAGCCTGGCGCTTGTGTGAGGAAACCAAAACTGTTGAGGAAGAGATATTAAAGAAAAAGGAAGAACTGAAAGAGAAGATGGGAGAGGTAATTCACCTGTGGAAAAACAAAGAAGATTCCTTTGCGGCCACTGTAAACGGTTCAAAAGAGAGAACTTAATAGAGTGGGAAAAGTACTGCTCAGTATCTGGTTGGACAGTTACACCTCTCCACGTTAATTGTCGTAAAGGGGAAATAGACACTATACCCTGGGAACCTAAAAGACAAAAACCAAGGAGGATTGTTCGCTTTGATTAAAAAATTATATGAATATAAACTGTGGAACTTTAATGAAGATGAGGAAAAGATACTTCATACTCTATGGAAAGAGGTGCTGTCTGAAGATAATTGGTGGCACTTCTTTTATGAAGGTAGCTATACGGTGATAAGAGTCACCCGAAAATCCAGAGGTAAGGTGAGCAACTTTCTTAAAAGGAAGGGTGTGGACTGTAGATATGCAGGAAAATGGATTGATAATATAAAAACTACCAGGGAGTCCCAAAACGAGTTCCTTTATATATTTCATGGCTACTCGGAATTAGCGATGAAAAGCATAGGTAAGAGCAATAAAGATATAGAATTTTTGCTCGATAGAGTTGTACATTGTTTTATGAATAATATGTCGAGTAACCTCAGAAGAGAAACAACAGGAGCACTTTGGGAGCCTATGCTGATAGCAAAGAATGCCATCGAAAGAGCTGTTTTTATAGGAAGGATTCTTGAACATCATGATAAAAAGAGTGAATAGGGAAAAGAAGGAAAGGCACCTGAAGAAGATGGCTCGTCGTCACTTACAACGATACCGTTGGAAGCTGGCGGAGATAAGAAGTGGTGTCAAAACTAACCTAACTACTAAGGAAAAATGGATCCTTAAAAAGGCCATTTGGGCAGAGAGGTTGCTTACTCAATGAACTGGATAAAGGTAACTAGAGTTCACCCCATATTAAAAGCCAGTGGAATCATATCCAATGTAGTACTTGTAAATCTTGATAACGTAAACGAAATTTACTCCATGGATTTTGGATCTAGACTGGTATATAATGTCAAGAACCTTGCAGGAGACGATTGGGAATGTTTAGATGTACAACAAACTCCTGAATGGATCATGAAACAATGCTAGAGACGGCTGAAATAAAATACTACCAAAGACACGAACACTCTGTACTAGAGTTTGATAAAGGCCTTAATGTCATAAAGGGCACTTCGCATAGCGGTAAATCCTCAATCTGGAGAGCTCTTAATTGGGCTCTCCAGAACCGCCCTTTAGGTGAAGGATTCCGTTCCTACTTCGCACCCAAAGGTAGCGTAACTACAACAGGATTAGAATTCAATGATGCTACCATCTTCCGCAATAAGTCTGATAGTGAAAACAGTTACCTTGTAAATGGAAAAGAACTGAAAGCAATAAAATCTGACTTGCCTGATGAAGTACTGGAAGCATCACAGATGAATGAAGTTAACCTTCAAGGGCAGGACGATCCTTATTTTCTCATACTTGACAGTCCAGGCAGTGTAGCCCGAAAGCTCAATGAGGCAGTAGGGCTTGACATAATAGATGAAAGTATGAGTAAGGTAAACAGCATAGTATCCAAAGCTAACCTTGCGCTGAAGATAATCAACGAAGATATATTTAAAGCAGAGAATGACCTGGAGTCACTTGCCTGGATAGATGAAGTTGGTCCTAAAATACTAAGAGTAAAAGAGAACATAAATAGGACTGATAAGATTAAATACAGAATATATATTCTTAATGAAAAGATTGAGAACATAAGATCAGTTGAAGATAAGATAAAAGAGTACAGCCATTGGTTAAAAGTTGAGGATCACTACATCAATCTGATGTGGAAACTCGAAAGAAGAGATAATATAAAGATCAAAAAAGGAAGACTCAGTTATTTATTAATGCAGGTGGACAACTACAGCAAAGCTGTGGAGAGGGGCAAAGAGTGGCTGTCAGTTGAGGATAAGTATGTGCAGTTATCACAGAAGGTTACACGAAGGCAACAGCTTTTGGTGCAAATAAGGCAGTTAAAAAGTGTATGTAAGCGTATAGACGAAGCAGAAATCGTCGTGAATTCAGCAAATAAGCACGTAAGAAATTTACAGTCCAAATATGACAGCTTGCTAAAAAGCACAAACGCTTGTCCGCTGTGTGGGAGGGCTTGGTAATGTACAAATGGGAAGAAGTTCATAAAGTATCACATCCGCCAGAAGGCGGAGTTACTGGTGAAGAGGTTACGGAGAAGATGGAGATACCTGAAGGTACTCTATATAAGAATATAATCGCTATTGGTGTAGGACACTTGATGACAAAAGTTACCGTCAGCCAGTCGATGGTATTTGTACCTAAAGGCATTGTAATTGGAGAAGAATGTGAAACTACTGATAACGGGTGACTGGCACCTTACGGACAAAACCCCGAGGAACCGTATTGACGATTATCCAGCTACACAGCACCGCAAGATAAGCTGGATGATAGGAATGGCTGTACAGAATAGATGCAAATATATTCTACAGCCTGGGGATATGTTCGACAGCTTCAAAGCCAGGGACAGGATGAAAACAGATTGGATAGAAAGATGGAAAAATGTTCTATCTAATGATGGTATAAAAGTACTCACTGTTCCTGGTCAACATGACATGCGCTACCATACCAGCGACTTGAGGGATACACCTATGGGGGTGCTGGCTGCGGCGGGTGTAATAAGGATCCTAAAAGAAGAATCAATCTTAGAATTTGGAAGACCTAGCACCTTTGCAGATAGAGTACACTTCTACGGCTCAGGCTGGAATGCCGCCATACCCGAGCCCTGTGATGCCTCTGGGCTCCATGTATGGGTCACACACCGTATGGTGGTATCAGGCGACCCCCTATGGCCAGGACAGACTGACTATGAACAAGGTGAACTTTTACTCAGAAGAACTAAATTTGACCTCATAGTTACAGGTGACAACCATAGAAGTTTCCTAATTAAGGCAAACAATAGGGTACTCATTAATTGTGGTAGCCTAATGCGATCTACCATAGATCAAATTCATCACATACCTTGCATATACATTTACGACACAGTAGGAAGGACGGTGGAAAAACATGAAGTACACCCATTGGCTCCCATCACTGAGGTTCTCCGTGTGGATCAAGCAGCGGAAGAAAAAGAAAGGAATGAAAAGCTGGAAGCCTTCGTGGAAGGGGTCCGCAAAGACGTCCAAATCGAAGGGCTAGATTTTAAACACAATATTGATTCATACCTTAAATCACACCGTGTTAAACCGAGTGTGAGGAAGTTAATAGAAGGAGTCCTGTCAGATGGATGATATACTGAAAGACCTTGAGAAGCTAGGAAGCTCTTTAGAAGAGGCTAAGAGCAATCTCTCTAGGGAGGAAGGCAGACTGGAGGAGATGTATAAATCACTTAAAGAAGAATTTGACGTTAAGGACTATAATGAAGCTAAAATTAAGATTGTTACCTTAACTTCAGAACTCGAGGAAATTGAGAATGAAATCCAGAAAGATTACTCGGAGCTCAAAGCTAACTACGACTGGGAATAAAACCCTAGTTGTAGATGAAAGCAGTATGAACAAAACGGTTGCATATCCCTTCAGTACTGAGAAATTTTCAGAAATTCAAAGAAAGTACCATGAACTCAAAACTGCTCAAGAATCCATCAGACAGCAGTATTACTCGTTACAGGTTAAGAAGGAAGAGACAGAAAGGAAAATAGAAGATGGCGCTCGTGCCCTCGCCATTATCCAGGAGGTGGCTAAAAAGACTCAAGAAAGACTTGAGTTCCACATCAGTTCTCTCGTCACTACTGCCATTGAAGCCGTTGACCCAGACTGGCCAGAGTTTGTCGTTAAAATTACCATACGAAGAAACAGAACAGAGTGTGACTTGCTCTTCAGAGAGGAAGGTGTCGATCAACGTCCAAAAGATAGCAGTGGTGGAGGAGTCAAAGATATCGCCAGCTTTGCTCTCAGAATTGCTTACTGGTCTCTCAAAAAGAATAGACCAACATTTATACTTGATGAGCCTTTCCGTAATGTCAGCCCAGACAGGCAGGATAAGGTCAGCGAAATGCTCAAAATGGTCTGTGATCGACTTGGACTGCAAATCATAATGGTCAGCCATGCAGAGGACATCAATATAGCTGCCAACAGGACATTCCATAACAGCAAGAAAGGGAAAGTGAGTAAAGTAGAGGTAATATGAAAGAATTGATATTTGGTGTGGCTCTTATTATTAGTGGATTTATTCTAGGTTACCTGGTATCTAATAATCAGATGCTTAGAGAACCCCTAGAAGGAAATAAACAGTTAGCTCAAGAGATTGCTATGCTACAAAAGGATGTGATGAGACTAGAAGCGAGTATAGCAGAAAACCTAATTAGAATAGATTACTTAGAATACTGGAGAGACAGTGTAGTGTATCGACCTGAAAAGAAACCTACTGTTCCAAAGCGTTAAGTTCTGATTTCCACTCACGGTGGTACCTAGGGTCAGACAGTCACATCCAACCTTCTTCTAAAGTCATCTTTCCTGGAACAGGAGCCTGATCTTTAGCCTTAGCCCATATATCTACATTCTTTACATCCTGCCTGAGCATCACCGCATCACCTTCAGGCACATAAATGGTCTTAATTTTAGGTGCCATCCAAGTACAGCTACTTAGGATCAGAAGGCTTACTCCAAGTATCATTAATTTTGTCATGTAGTCTTTTTTCGGTGTCTCCATTACTATGACCTACCTCCATGGTTTGAGTTTCTTTCTTTAAAAGACCTAAAAGTGATTCAAAAAAGGCCTTCAAGATTATACCTAACCACTTCATTTTATTCTCCTAAATTAAAGTGGCTGTCTCTATCAGACAGCCACTTTCGGCTGCAAGGCTGTTGAAGATTAATCATTGTCCGGAATGTTGAATGACACTCTAATTAAATTGCAAATGGGTAGAAATATTTTATCGTCCCAATCTGCATCAGTGCTGGCAACTTTATCCTCGATAAAATCCAGCACATGGTCCATTAAATCCTTCAACATTTCTGGCGTCAAGAGACCAAACAAAATACTGAACAGCTTTAAAAGGATATCCTTCATACTCATTCACCTCCTTTCTGTTTAGGTTGGATATGAAACGCCTTGAGTAGTACTTCTTGATTAGCCTTGATAGTGTGTATGGTATCAAATTTCTCCTCCATTCTCGTAGCTATCCATCCAAACATCGTAATCGTTATACCTACTAATATTATCAAGACCCATCGTGGTGCCCTAGATTTAATATCTTCTCTCATTTCCTTCAAATCCTCCTTAGTTGCCGTTCTCTCGAATAATTGTTCTATATGTGCTTCATTTTTATGAATAGCAGAACATTTGATATCATGAAATGCACAGACGGATCTATCTGATTCCCTCCTTATGTGTTTCCTTCTATCTTCTATTCCATTCCAATCACTCATACTAACTCACCTACTTTCATCTTAACATCAACTTCCCATTTATTGTTAAGATTAGTCTGTATGCGAAAAGTGATTAGATAAGGATCTAAGTCTGGATCCCCGCTAACCACTCTTTGACAGTATTTGTAAACATCTACCACATAGGGACTGCCTGACAATATATCAGTAACAGCATTGCCGTCCTTATCCTTAGCAGTTACGGTAGAGTTATTGGTGTCTATAGTTTCTCCACTCTCGAGTACATCCTCAAAGTCACCATATGGCACGAAGGACTCCCAAGGTTGCTTGAAAAAGTTCTTTACTTTTGGTGTGCTGCCCACCTCAATCACCTCCTTAAATCCTAATGTTACAACATCTCTTTTATATCCTAACGTGACCTCGTCACGGGTAAATCCAATGTGGGGCTCCTCAGAGGGAGGGTATGTAGTCGTAGTGGTACTGTAAGTACTAGAAGTAGATGTGCTGGTACTTGTGGTTGAATAGGTGCTGGTTGTACTGAAGGTGCTGGTAGAAGTACTAGAAGTTGTTCCTGTTCCAGTAGTGCTCGTTGTGCTGAGAGTACTAGTGGTACTGAAGGTGCTTGTGCTTGTGCTTGTGCTGGTACTGGTACTGGTTGTCGAGTAGGTACTTGTGCTGGTTGTCGAGTAGGTACTTGTGCTGGTACTGGTGCTGGTGCTTGTGCTTGTACTGGTGGTACTAAAGGTGGATGTGCTGGTACTTGTGGTAGAGTATGTGCTGGTGCTTGTACTGGTGCTTGTACTAGTAGTAGAGTAGGTACTGGTACTGGTACTGGTACTGGTGCTTGTGCTTGTACTGGTGGTCGAATAGGTGCTTGTGCTTGTGCTGGTTGTTGAGTATGTGCTGGTACTTGTGCTGGTACTGGTACTTGTGGTTGAATATGTACTAGTGCTGGTACTGGTACTTGTGGTTGAGTAGGTGCTGGTACTGGTACTTGTGGTTGAGTATGTGCTAGTGCTTGTAGTAGAGTATGTGCTGGTACTTGTGGTTGAGTATGTGCTGGTACTTGTGGTTGAGTATGTGCTGGTACTTGTGGTAGAGTATGTGCTGGTGCTTGTACTGGTGGTACTAAAGGTGGATGTGCTGGTACTTGTGGTAGAGTATGTGCTGGTGCTGGTTGTGCTGAAGGTAGATGTGCTGGTGCTAGTTGTGCTGAAGGTGGATGTGCTGGTGCTAGTTGTGCTGAAGGTAGATGTGCTGGTGCTGGTACTTGTACTGGTGGTTGAATAGGTTGAAGTACTAGTGCTGGTAGTTGAGTATGTACTGGTGCTTGTACTGGTGCTTGTACTTGTGGTTGAATATGTACTGGTAGAAGTACTGGTGCTTGTACTGGTGGTTGAATAGGTTGAAGTACTAGTGCTGGTGGTTGAGTATGTGCTGGTACTTGTACTGGTACTGGTACTTGTGGTTGAGTATGTGCTGGTACTTGTACTGGTTGTAGAGTAAGTGCTTGTACTGGTACTGGTACTGGTACTGGTGGTTGAGTAGGTACTGGTAGAAGTACTAGAACTGGTGCTAGTTGTGCTGAAGGTAGATGTGCTGGTGCTTGTAAAGGAAGTAGTGGTTGTAGAACTAGTGGTAGTTTCTCCTGGTTCTGTAGTCGTAGTGGTACTGAAGGTACTGGTAGTGCTATAAGTTGAGGTGCTGGTAGAAGTACTGGTGCTTGTGCTGGTTGTTGAATATGTACTAGTGCTGGTACTGGTGGTTGAGTATGTGCTGGTACTTGTGCTAGTAGATGTACTGGTTGTAGAGTAGGTGCTGGTACTTGTACTTGTGGTTGAGTATGTGCTGGTACTTGTACTGGTACTGGTACTTGTGGTTGAGTATGTGCTGGTGCTGGTGCTGGTGCTGGTGCTGGTTGTCGAGTATGTACTGGTAGAAGTACTGGTAGTTGAGTATGTGCTGGTGCTTGTGCTGGTACTTGTACTTGTGGTTGAGTATGTGCTGGTGCTTGTACTTGTGGTTGAGTATGTGCTGGTAGAAGTACTGGTGCTGGTACTTGTAGTAGAGTATGTGCTGGTGCTTGTACTAGTAGATGTGCTGGTTGTTGAGTAGGTGCTGGTGCTTGTAGTAGAGTAGGTGCTGGTTGTTGAGTAGGTGCTGGTAGAAGTACTGGTGCTGGTACTTGTAGTAGAGTATGTGCTGGTGCTTGTACTAGTAGATGTGCTGGTTGTTGAGTAGGTGCTGGTAGAAGTACTGGTACTGGTGCTTGTGGTTGAATAGGTACTGGTACTTGTACTGGTACTGGTACTTGTGGTTGAATAGGTTGAAGTGCTTGTACTAGTAGATGTGCTGGTGGTTGAATATGTACTAGTGCTTGTACTTGTGGTTGAGTATGTGCTGGTGCTTGTGCTGGTACTGGTACTTGTGGTAGAGTAGGTACTGGTACTGGTACTTGTGGTTGAGTATGTGCTGGTGCTTGTGCTGGTAGTTGAGTATGTGCTGGTGCTGGTGCTTGTAAAGGAAGTAGTAGTTGTGGAACTGGTGGTAGTTTCTCCTGGTTCTGTAGTTGTAGTGGTACTGAAGGTACTAGTTGTACTGAAAGTGCTGGTGCTTGTGCTTGTGCTGGTACTGGTACTTGTAGTAGAGTATGTGCTGGTGCTGGTACTTGTAGTAGAGTATGTGCTGGTACTTGTGCTGGTACTGGTACTTGTGGTTGAGTATGTGCTGGTGCTTGTGCTGGTTGTTGAGTATGTGCTGGTAGAAGTGCTGGTTGTTGAGTATGTGCTGGTAGAAGTGCTGGTACTGCTACTTGTGGTTGAATATGTACTAGTACTTGTACTTGTGGTAGAGTATGTGCTGGTGCTTGTACTGGTACTGGTACTTGTGGTTGAGTATGTGCTGGTGCTGGTGCTGGTTGTTGAGTATGTACTGGTGCTGGTGCTTGTACTGGTACTTGTGGTTGAATAGGTGCTGGTGCTGGTGCTGGTTGTTGAGTATGTACTGGTGCTGGTGCTTGTACTGGTACTGGTTGTTGAGTATGTGCTGGTAGAAGTGCTGGTTGTTGAGTATGTACTGGTGCTGGTACTGGTACTGGTACTTGTAGTTGAGTATGTGCTGGTACTGCTACTTGTGGTAGAGTATGTGCTGGTACTAGTGCTTGTGGTAGAGTATGTGCTGGTGCTTGTGGTTGAATAGGTACTGGTGCTTGTGCTGGTACTGGTACTTGTAGTTGAGTATGTGCTGGTAGAAGTACTGGTACTGGTGCTTGTGGTTGAATAGGTACTGGTGCTTGTGCTGGTACTGGTACTTGTAGTAGAGTATGTGCTGGTACTGGTGCTTGTGCTGGTACTGGTTGTTGAGTATGTGCTGGTGCTTGTGCTGGTACTTGTACTTGTGGTTGAGTATGTGCTGGTGCTTGTGCTAGTGCTGGTACTTGTGGTTGAATATGTACTAGTGCTGGTGCTGGTGGTTGAGTATGTGCTGGTGCTTGTGCTGGTTGTTGAGTATGTGCTGGTACTTGTGCTGGTACTGGTACTTGTGGTTGAATATGTACTAGTGCTGGTACTGGTACTTGTGGTTGAATAGGTTGAAGTACTTGTGCTAGTAGATGTGCTAGTGGTTGAATAGGTTGAAGTACTTGTGCTTGTTCTGGTACTTGTACTGGTAGTTGAATAGGAACTGGTACTTGTACTGGTACTGGTACTTGTGGTTGAGTATGTGCTGGTACTGGTGCTTGTACTGGTACTTGTACTGGTAGTTGAATAGGTACTGGTAGAAGTGCTGGTGCTTGTACTGGTGGTTGAATAGGTTGAAGTGCTTGTACTGGTACTGGTGCTGGTTGTACTTAAGGTGCTAGTGCTGGTACTTGTTTGAGTGCTAGTACTGGTGGTAGAATAGGTACTAGTAGAAGTACTGGTGGTAGAATAGGTGCTGGTAGTTGAATAGGTGCTGGTACTTGTACTGGTGGTAGAATAGGTGCTGGTTGTTGAGTAGGTGCTGGTACTTGTACTGGTCGTAGTAAAAGTAGTGGTAGTGGTAGTGGTAGTAGCAGCCTCCCCTTCACACTCTAATAGGAACTCCAAAGTTTCTGAGGCTGTAAGTTCATCATCAGTGGTTATTAATATTTCACCACCAGGCAACCATACTAGTTGATAATTATTAGTACCTCCATACTGTTGTATATTACAAGTAGAAGGAGGTTCGGTAGTTGTAGTACTAGTTGTACTAAAGGTAGTGGTTGTACTGAAAGTGCTGGTGCTTGTGCTGGTAGTTGAGTAGGTGCTTGTACTGGTGCTTGTGGTAGAATAGGTGCTGGTACTTGTACTTGTTTGAGTGCTGGTACTTGTACTTGTTTGAGTGCTTGTACTGGTACTTGTGGTTGAATAGGTGCTGGTACTTGTAGTACTAAAGGTGGTAGTGGTAGTACTCGTGGTAGTGGTAGGCGAGGAAATCGTGATCGTGGGCGTCTCGTCAAATGTCGATAAATTCGGGTCTTTAACCCTAACCTGTATCAAACCACCATTGACAACGTTCACAGAATTAATCTGGAGGCAGACCTCCATCTCACAGAACTCATTTCCCCCGAAGTCGATGGTGTCAGCAATCGTGTCGTTGGTTGCGCCGTCACTCAGCTCACCGAAATCTCCGCTGGACGATGCACCTCCGTCATAAACCCGCTTGTTATTGTCAAGGTCGCCGTCAGTATAGTAGGTGGTAGTCGAGAAGGCTATTTCGACTGATGTGGTTGTTACTTGAGTCCAAGAGCCATAGCTTGACCCCGTGCCGGTGGAATCGTAGCGGTATTCCAGTTCGAACATCGGGTTAGCTTCCGCCTTGTTGTTCGACTCCACAACGGCAAAACGGATGCGGAAGTTCTCATCAGTATTCTGCGTCCAATCATTATTAAGCGAGGCTTTCGTGGTTGCGCTACCAGGAACGGCATCGTCTTTGTAGCCCTGAAAGTCCTCCTGTGTATAAATTGGATTTGTCATTTAATGTACGGGTCTTTCCTTGCCGTATCGAATATTTTTTGCCATTGTTTAGAGGGTATGGTGCGCCCCGCCTTCACGATTATTTCTCCCTTATAATGTGCCATGTAGTCAATTAAACCTATCATGTCCACACCCACCCAGAAGCCGTCTTGGAAAATATACCAGTCGCTACCGTTCTGGTGATATTTTCTCTCGGTGTGCAAATCATACTGAATAATGTCTTGCACGTCCCAGAACGGTGCCTCCCTAGGGGAGCCCTGTTCGTCGTTAAAGCTACTGTCGGTGTAATATATTTTCCATTTTCCTTTGCTCATTGTAAGTCCACCAGCGGCACATGCAGCGGCTTGCCAAATGCCGTCCAGATTTGTGGTGTAAATCTGTCCTTGGTTATATAAAAAGCCCCGATCAGACAGTCAGCAGAATTTGCTCCACTTTCATCTGCACCCAGATACATTGTTCCTGTCGTCTTTGACCAACTTCCACCTGAATCTTCATGATCTAATAAGATTCCATTTACATAGAAATCTATATAATCTGAATCATCCCAAGCAAGTTCAACCCAGTACCATACTCCTGCTGTTGGCGTTAATGTGCTTGCCAAATATCTTGTTACTCCATCAGATTGCCAGATAGCATAGAAATAACTGCTCGCACTTATATACAAATCTATATAATCTGTTGCATCTCCAAACCCTAAAAAGTACTTGGATGCTGTGACAGTCTGAAAATTAACCCACATACCTATTCGCCCATAGCTGCCATCAAAATTATTTGCATCTATTGAAAATGAAGCTGAGTGGCTCCCCTCTGCCGTAGTGTCAAAACTTTTTGTTCCAATAATCTTATCGGCGGTTGTCAGCACACCTGACCCATTCAGGGTGACTGTATAATTCGTGCCGAGGTTTGCACCACCCTTGGCTGCCCCCGCCCCTGATGCCTGACAATCCCAGAAAAAAGTCAAATCAGCATGTGGGTTGTTAATGTCTGCCAACAGCCCTTCGCCGTTGCCGATGAAGTAGGCACCGAAGGGCAGCAGACACTCACTAAAGGTTTTGACATCGTCAATGATTATATCAGCAGGATAAGTACGATTTATTCTTGAACCAATCTCGAAATTTACAGGATCGCCTGATCCAGCTGTTCCAGTATTAATTTTACTTGCTGCACATACCCCATCATAAAAAATAAACCACTCATGCCTTAAAAGATCCCATGAAAATAAAATCACATGACATCTTTTAAGACTATAATTATCATAAGTTTGTGGTGCTGAACCTTGCCAAATAGCTGATCCTCCAACGGAACCACCTGTATTCCAATTATCAGGCGTTGGATTATAAATGCATGTAAAATAATCATCACTACTTATGTAGAGTTCAAAAAGACCTTGTCCATCAACTGTATCATAATCAAATTGGGGTAAAAGTTTTATCATAAGTGACCCACGACAAAAAAACGCATTATCATGTACAGTCCCGCTTCCAAATGTCATTTCAATATGTCCAGCACCGTCCTGAGTATCCAAATTCCTACCCCTGCCAAACACCTGAACAGAATCTCCACTTGTGTTGGTATTCCTGTCACTTCCATCTGAAATGTTGCTCCAAGTGCCATCTGCATTGTTTGCAGTTTGATCTGTAAGAGTGGGGCTTGCGGCGTTCTCATCACATTTTAAATGGCACAGCAAAATATCTGTCGGGCTTGCCACGGTTCCATACTGAAAAGGCCAATCATGAATTGCAAATGCAGGGCGTATGCGGGTTGTATCTAAAGTCAATTTAACTGCATCGTTTGTATCCACCTCATAATGGTGTGCTCCATCTGAATGCAGGGTGCCGCTTGAAATCCTTGCCGGTAAAATCATGTCGGTGACATCATCACCTTTGCTTGGGCTTTGATCCAAGATGGCGTCTTTATATTGATCACCCATTGCAAGGCGGTCAGTGGAGTCATAGATTTTTGTGGAGCCTTCGCGGTCTTCTGTATCAAATATCCAAACATTTACAATCTCATGTGTACCTGGCTCAATAGTGCAGTTATCCCACCCTATTCGATATTGCCTTGTACTACTATGATATTGGCTTAAACTGCCTCCTGTTGATGATTCCGATAAGTTAATTAAAATATGATCCAGCTCATCAGCATCAATTCCAACATAGTCAGCACTCCCATGCTCTCCTGTACCTGTTGATTCAGAGCCACCATTTTCATAAATTGCTGTATCGTTCGTTAAAACTCCACTTCCTATATAATTCATAGGGAAGCCATTTTGACCATTGCTATCAATACTAATATTTCCACCAGAAGTTATCCATTTACTGTGCTGCACAATACGGTCTGAATAAATATAAAGATAAATTTCAATGGAATCTGAATTGGTCAATACAGTAGGAGTTGAATTATAAAAGTTTCCTCTAAATCTCAAAACTACCCTGTTTGCATTTGATTCAATTATTTCTATAATTGAATTTGGGTCGTATCCTAAATTGTAGACACCTGAAGAAACAACGACTTGAGCGGGATAATAATAATTCCATGTAGTCGCACTATTGTTGTCACAATTTAAACCACCAGTTTCTGTCGGATCAAATAATATACTAAATCCATCACAATAAACTGTTACTGTGCTGCCGGATTCTTCGATTGACAAATACGGATCAACCACAAGCCCCACGCCTTGCTCATAGCGTTCAAGTGGAGTCCTTGCGTCTGCAACGTCTATTTGTTTTCCATCCGGCTCAAATGTCCACCAATGCTGAGTCCATCCTGGTTCTGGGTCTCCCTGTGATCCATGATTGACATTGCCCTCATAGTCTGAAACAGAAAACCACAAGCCTTTATGAACAACAGGAAACAATGGATCAGATTCATCAACCCATCGCAAAGCTGAATCCTTAACCCTACATTGCCAACGGATTCGGGCATTGAAACCTGGCGTGTCCAGATAAAACGATAGCTTGGTGTTTTTAAAAGCCCAGTGAACATCCATGCCGAAAACCGCATCAGTTATACCAAGTGCCGGAATGTCTTTGACTACATAACACCTGAAAAATGGAGTCACTGGAACCGTACCTTCGTCTGTTTCAATCTCAGTTATCTTCTGCACGTTGGAATCAGCAAAAGAAAACAACTGCCCTTGCCAGTTGTTGGGTGATATTTCTACCTGCCCTTCAAGCTGGGCTTCAGCTACAAGGTTACCTTTCCAATAAATCTGAATCGTGTTCGACAGGACCACGATGTCGGCAGTCCCATCGAACACCTTTTTGCGGAAAGCCTTGGCGGGTGCATAGTCTGTGACTTCTTGATTTACATCTTTGTAAATCGGATCACCCTGTTCATCGACTCCACTTTGCAGAAAATAATCCTGAGGGTTTTGTTCTTCTGATTTTACAAGTCTCATTTAATCACCGTATTGATAAAACAACTGGAACTTTCTATAAGCTCTTTTGTTACCTCAAGTTCTTCGGCTTGCCCGGTGGAACGTGATGCACGATACCGAAAGGGTTTGGCGTATATTCCCCATTAGTATCCGACCAGTTAACCTCACTCTCTTCTAATAAAGTTCCTTCTGAATCAAACCTAACAGCACTAACACCTACTAAATAGCGACCTTCGGTATTCAAAGTAATAACATATTGTAAATCAACAATAGGTGTAGTAGTGAGCAAAGAAGGATTCTCTTTGTTAGGATCGGTCTTAAAATTAGCCAGGTAGACATTGTACTTAATTACATCTCCAGCAGGTATTACTGTACCATCCTCCAAGGTAGTTACAGCATCCCAGGCAACAGTTGCCTGGTTGGTTTTTTGCCAATCTAATGCGTAAGCACTAAAAATAATTACCAATGACAGAATTACTACATAAATAGATTTTTTCATTTTTTACCTCCCTTGTTAAATCTTGACTCAATCACAAAGTCAAGCAAATAGATTAATTTACGTTTCTGATAATCTTCCAATTCCTCATCCTGTTGTATCTTCACCCTTATTTTATAGAATAACTTTCTGGTCAGGCAGAAGCGTCTGGGGGCATCCACTTCTTTACCCAATCCTCTATACTGACCTTTTGACGCCTTTGAATATGATCTCTGTGGCGGCGACATTTCAGGTCTACATTCCTATAAATAGAGTGAAGAACTTCAGGTTTCCCCTTGAGACCCCCATTAATAGCTTTGAGTGCATAATCCCTTCCTCCATAAAGGTAACAAGCGATGAGCTTATTGCGTACATAGTCATCATAAAGGTAATGATAGCTTCTCCTTTCACCATGATGGAAACAAGTACCATTAGGATAGATCCATTTATTCATTCCCAAAACGGATAGGGTAAAATTAAAAAAGTTCTCACCTCCTCCATATATACCAAGCTCAGGAGACCAACCTCCTAATGCTTCATATACTTTTCTTGATACGAGTACTCCACAACAACTCATGCAGGGAACCTCAAAAGGATCTCCTTTGTCTACACGACAGGGTGTGAATTTGTAGTCAAGTAACCCATGTTCAAACCACTCAACATTAAGTTTGTATATCAACCTACGAGATTCTAATATTTTATAAGTGAGTGGTAAGTGCATTGATCCGTTTATCTTTTCCTCATTCTGCTTATAGTACTGGAGCATACCATAAAGGCTGTCACGAGCAAGGATAACGTGTGAATCCACAAAAAATAAATAATCACCAGTGCTGTGCTTAACACCCACCCTTTTGGCATTCCAATGGGACAGCCTTTCAGAATACTCTGCATGTTTCAACCATGGGTTCTGTTTCTGAGCTGTAGCTTTAATGGCTTCGGCTCCCTTATCCTCTTCCCAAGGTAGGTTCTGAGTCTTTCTTTGATTCACAAATTGATCACAATAATTGTTTACTGCTACGATCTCGAAGTCTACCCTGTCACGCAGCTCTCCTGCGATGGATTGCAAAGTGAATATCAGCTGTGGATATTCATTTACATACGGTATAATTACTGAAAGTTCTGCCATTTTATCGTATTCCTTTCTTCTCCTGCGAGATTGTCGTAAAGTCATGTAATTACACGTTAAAATTGACGCTGATATTTGACGAATTCTGCACGAACTGTGCTTGCTTAATGCTTCACTATGCTTTATTTATTTCCACTAAACAATTTCCTTCTGGGTCTTGCTGGAGTACTTTCAACATCTGTGCTTGATACACTTTTAGAAGTGGTAGAAGATTTGGTAGAGGGTTTTCTAAATACGATACCATACTGACCAAAAAAATACCTGCGCTTGTGTATCATATCCCAGGACCCCGTTCTATCTAATAAATCAAATCCTGTACTCTTTGCCAAGTCTTCCATATACCACATTGACATCTGTATGTTAATGCCACGAACTTTAGTTTTAGGTCCGCCTTCACGATATCCTGGTCCTTCTTTCTCCTTTTCGATGTCTTTCAGTACCTCAGACCAAGGCTGGTGAAGAGCTGACCTTAGCATTCTGGAAAAGAAAACTACTCCAACTCCTCCTGGTTTCATAACACGGTAAACCTCTTTCAAATAATTTCTGATATTTTCCACCGTTCCTAAGTGCATAAACGTAACCCAACTGTGGACAAAATCAATACTCTCTTCTGGAAGTGGAATTGTTTTACCATCTCCTACTACTAATTCTACCTCTTCGTCCTTAATTCCCCTCTTATTGAGTTCTTCCATAACAAAGTCGGCTTCTTCATGAACATCTAAACCATATGCCTTGTCAAAATACAATGAGGCAGCCAAAACTTGTCCACCACTTCCATAACCTATATCTAAAGAAGTCTTGGTATTAAGTTTCTTAAGATACTTTTTGGCACTTGGAAGCATAAGCCTGTTGAAAACATCCTCTGCCTTTTCAAAAGCCGCATCCGTAGTTTCATTTTCACCTTTAGGTCCATCAAACCAACTAAAGAACTTATCTCTTCCCTGTTCCCTTAATAATTTAATCTCATTACGGAAACCTTCTGGATTGCAATAATTCATTTCATACCTCCTTCTTTAAATAATTTATCAATTTAATTGCAGACCTATCATAGCTAAAAGATTTCTTGAACTTTTCTCTCCCATTCTTCCTAACCCGATCTATCAATAAAGGATTATCTAATAACCATTTAAGTTTAGAATGAAAATTATGGGAGTTCCAAGATATATAATCTTCCCCATCTACTAAATCTTCATTAGGCAGAAAGTGGATATCCTCCAAGGAACAATGAGCATACAGCAAAGCACCAGCTTTTAAGCAATCTGCGTAAGATCCTGAATACTGTCCAAAACCACAGCAGCCCACACTTATTAGAGTTCTTCTTAATTCTTGAATATAATTCTCTCTACCTTCCACCCTTTTATAACTAACATCAGGAAGATCTTTATTAACTTTCAATATTTTACGAACCGACTCCCTAACATAATGAGGATAATATTCAACTCCTATTTGACCATGCTTGAAACTTATTGAAATGTCCCTATCGAATTCATCTCTATACACCTTAGCATCAGACAAACTTAAACTGGTATTCAATATTACATAATCAATTTTAGGGTAGTACTTACCTGTAAATGCTTTTATAACTGGAGGGTAAGGAGTTATATCATCAAATCTAGTGTATCCATCCTTGTTACCATCATCATGGGTGTCGTGTAGTATCTTAACCCCTTTAAACTTTAAGAATATGTTATCAAAATAGTCCACCGTTTCCTTATTAAACTTTTTAGGATTGTACTCATCAGGAAAAGTTTCATAAATAAGTACATCATAATCTTCCTCTAACATACTTTCCTTAAATCTTGAAAAGTAAACTATGGAGGAAGATATATCTGGAAATAAATTCATTTCCCTTACTACATTCTCAAGATAATATCCATTCGCTCCTTTGTGAAAAAGATAAAGTACCTTCATTCTTCCTTTTCCCATATCATAAAGTGAGCTTTATTACCTTTCTTTTTCCATCCATTCTTAACAGCCCACTCCCTCCCCATATCTCGTATATAATTAGGCTCTCCTGGATGACCATATACCCCATACTTCCAATGCATCACCTCGTTTACCAATGCTTCATTACCCCCATGAAATTGCTTTTCAGGATTACGATCGGTGAGTAGATGTTGGCGACAGGCTTTAACGAAGGATCCCTTTATAAGGGAAGGATGACCACAGAAACCTACTGCTTGTTTAATTTCCTCTGGGCATTCATAATAAGTGCCATTCCAGGGAAACCAACGATCCCAGTTCTTCATACCATCCTTGCCACACTTAAACTGAGGTAGGCGCAGAAGTGCAAGATCTTGATATGATTCTAATATTCCCATCATATGTCGTAAGTCCACCCTTTGCAACAATTCCCAATCGTCTTCCAGTTGTAAGATCCAATTATTTTCTACCTGATCCCAACACCACTTAAAAGCATCACTAAAATTAGGCTCTGCTGGACAGCGAGCAATAACGGGTTCTGCGAACCAATAGCATAATTCTATCGACTTATAGCTGTCCTCATTTACTCCTACAGGATCCACATTAATAATAATTCTAAAGTCATGGTTCCATAAAAGGTTTTCTAAAAAAGAATTAAGAGTCTTGAATAGTAATTCACGCCTTCTGCAAGCTGTGATTGTAACATCTATCATGATACCTCCTATAGATATCTTTGAGCCATTATATCAAACCTACTTAATGCCTCATTGTAAATACTTCTATCCTCTTGATTTATTTCATCAAGTATTCTCCTGGTACGTCCACTAAACCTAAACTTCTTCCTACCAGGAGTTCTGTTGGCATGCATCTTATGTATGATTTCAAATCCCAAAATCTTTTCTATTATTCTCATACTTTCTTCATGCCTCTCTGTAATACCTACAAAAGCAAATTGATCTAAATCCCCGCCTGTCATTAGATGCATATAGTTAGGAAATTGACGGGCGAACCAAAATATATTCTTTGATTTAATTCCCTCAGCCCCGTGCTTCCAAACAGAGTAATAGGAAATCAATCTGTCTACAGGATCCCTAAGGAAAGTAATCATAGGCCACCCTAAATGCTTATACTTATTGGCTGTAAAATGACCAATAACGCCTACATGGTAGTTTTCGTCAAAACCACCAGGGTAACCCTTTTCAGACCTATCAGTAAATTTTATCATTCCCAAGTATCTGTCTTTCCTAAAATGACGATCCCTAAATATCTTATCTTTAAACTTTTCCCTTACCGTAATATTAAAAGAAGTGCCTCCACATTTAGGTATATGAACAAAAACAAACTTCCTCAAAACGGCTTTATCCTTTCAAAATACATCATGTTATCGTAATAGGCTTTGATTCCTTTCTTGTCTTTCCAAGGTTTTAACAGATTCTTTACTCTATCCTGAATAGATTGCCCGTTAATAAAACCTCTATTAACAAACTTGAATACCCAATAGGTGTAAGGCTGACAGTTGACATGACCGTGACCTCCTTGTCCAGGAGGAGCGGCTGAAATTAGAACTCTTTTGGAGAGATTGGTTAAATTCTCAACAAATTGATCTGCACACTCTTCATCTATATGCTCTGCTACCTCTAAACAAATTGCAAGATCAAAACTTAGACCTAAGTTAAGTGGAAGTCTCAGGTCTTTGATGAAAACTTTATCTTTAGGAACCAAAAGGTAGGGAACTACATTATCCGTACCCTCTATCCCATAGCACATTATCTTTCTTTTGTCAAACTCTTTTATTAGATCTCCAACAGCACACCCTGCATCTATCACAGATTTAGGATCTAATACTTTACAAATAGCATCACATACAGCCTTTGCTCTCCACTCTAAACTGCTTCTTCTTGCAAAATATCTTCCTTTATACATTGTTCTTAAATCAATCATTTTCAATATATTCCTTTATTAAAGGTTGAATATCTGGTTTAGGATTCTTTCTAATTACACGGAACAGTCTTTCCATTTCAGGTAATATTACATCATAAAGACCATTACGCTTTTGAAAATCATCATAACACCTCTGCTTTATTCCCTTTTTACGGAAGGTAAGGATTGCATTCCTAAGTTCATGAGCTATGCTGCTTATATCATCAGGGTTTGAAGATACATGACAAAAAGGATTATCTTTCCAAATAGAAGGACAATGGCGGGCAGTCCCCGCCAAGAGTATAGGAGTTCCACAGGCCAGCGATTCTATTGGACCCCTATCATTCTGCCCGCCTTGTCCCATAAAGACAGAAAGGTGGCTTTGGTTTAAAACCTCAGCCACCTTTGTGCGGTGGAGCATACCAGGACAGTGTACTGACAGACGGGCACTATTTATAGTTGAACCTATCTGGTTTGTTTTGACCCCGTGAGTTACACGACCTGGCATTATACAGTGGAGGTCTTGATTAAAAAGCCTTTTATACTCCGCGATGACCTCAATGGTTTTCCACTGACCTTTCTTGTCGTGGACGTGCGATGCACCAACGCAGATATCATACCTCTTCTTAATATCAGGAAGAGGCCGGAAGTAATCCGGATTTATAGGCTTTTTGAAGTAGTAAAAAAATCTACCTCGGGAATCATAACGATGCTTCCCATAAAGGTCGTCAAAAACAACGTCCCAGAACTTCCACCGTGCCCTACCTGTATTGGCTGCGTAAACCAGCAACCAACGCCTTTCTTTCTTCATACGGTTTAAAAAGTTAAACCAACTTCTAAATCCACCTCTTGCCCAAATTATATCATCTGATCTCAAGAACTGATGTGCATATCCTATCTCAGGAACTACATAACACTTAACATGATTAAAATAAGTGGTATAACCTGGACTGCGAGAGGATTCGATAAAAATAAGAAGGTCATCTATTATACCCTGATTAAGCATTTCGCGGAGCATATACAGGTACCCTTCGCTAGGCAATCCATTTTCACCTGTAGCATAAAAATTATTAGATTGAGCGTGAGGATCCCAAGGCACATTAGATCCTTCTTGTGCTGCTCCATCACTATTAAATAAGAAAATCAACCTCAAGGTGCAAACCTCTTAACCGCTTCATCATATATTATTAGATCTTTTTTATTGTATTTTCCGATTATATCTCTTTCCTTTTTACTTATCTCCGGGTAGTCTCTAAAATTATAAATAGGATAAGCATTTGGAATAGGCATACCACTCCACTTACCAAATCTCTGTAAGCTCTCATCGTAATACTCTGTTATGCCTATAAAGTCGAATTTATCTAAATCTGTTCCTCCAATAAACTTACTAATAGGATTACGAGTGCCTTCGTACCTAGCAAAATCTATTAGAGTCATCTCCTCCTTTATTATCTTTATGTGTATTTCTGGAGACCTGGCAGTAGTATTATGAATTTTAAGAGAATAGAACTGACTTGCAACCATATCTATAGGATTCCTTACCCATGTGACCATAGGCAATCCTAAATAATCATACTTAGTATGATGAAAATGCCCATGTATTATGTCAAATAGAGTAGCATTAGGAGGAGGAGAGGCTTTTATTATATCAGGAATATACCTCTTACTTGTTTCATCATGAAGCACATTTAAAATACCATACCAATAAAACAGAAGGTTGCGAAAAGTAGTCCCTCCTGTTCTTGGTATGTGAATAGAAATAAACTTATGAATGATGGAGGATCTATCTTCCATCCTAGGATACCATTTCTTTAACTGTATAGAGAAAGGGGTAGGTTTCTTCTTTCTACTCATCTTACCCACCTATCCTTTCCCCTAATTTCTGTTGTAGCCCTCTCTTCTCCTATGTGCATAAAACAGTTTCCTCTCACCTGACCAGCAAGTAAACCTAATTTATGATATTTCTCCATCGCATCGTGCTCTTCAGTTACAGGTAGCATACGCTTTAAAACGGAGGTTCTAATGATAGTAGGATTAAAGGTAAAATGAGCATTACCAATAACAATACGACAGTACTTATTGAACTTGGTATCCCATTTCTTCCATTTGATAGTCTTTTTAGAGATTCTATTTACAATACTCACCTTGCTCCACGTAGCCGACCTAAGCCGTGCATACCCAACATCCTCCCTTTCTTCAAACAGTTGAAAGATACCTTTGTTATTTTTATATCCAGAGAAGTCATCCTCATAAAGGTAGTGAGTAATAGGCTCCGTACTTAACCAATCATCTTGTAAGTGCATTACAAGATCCGTACCTTCTTCTAAAAGCTCTTGATTTAAAAGGGAATAACCCCAAGCACAACCATGATTACTTTTAAGGGAAATAATCCTATCTATTCTCTCTTTAAACCTATCTAGAACTCTCATCGTAGCGTCATCCATGCCCTGCACAAGCACCACTACTGGTCTAAATTCTTCTAAGCAATCATAATTAACATTAAAGAAGGAAGTGAGTGTTCTGCCTAAGTAGTCAGGACGTTGGTACGTTATAATTCCCAAGGGCACTCTCATACTATTCCTTTATGAAAAAGCGAGTGGTACAGCTTTTAAGTTTAAGATGAGTATTAGCTGGATGTCCTCTGAACATATCAAGCACCTCTTTAACGCAAGGATTCTCAGGATGAACTTCATATCCCCAATCATGAACACCCATCACATCTCCTTTATTTAACAGCTTACCATAATAACAGATTTCTCTGTCCTTGTTACCATTATCACAATAAAGGAGTTTCTTTTCAGGTCTTTCAAGTAAGGCTGACAGCATGATATTCTTCCTGTCTATAACATCTGACCTTATAAAGGATACCCTCTTACCAAAACCATGGTTTATAAGGAACTCCAAATCCTCCTTAGTGACTTTACCTTTAGCACGTACTAAACTCGTCCTAGCATCCATATTGTCAAAGGTAAAAAGAGTAGCCTTAGGATCAGCCTCATGCAATAACAAGGTAAGTCCATAATAAAAAGTACCCAACTCCACTATTACCTTAAACTTACTATCCCTTACCACCTTCTGTATTATAGGGAAGCTGTCGAGTTCATGACTGATAAGAGCCTTTAGTCCTTTAACTCTTTTACTCTCGTACCAATTTCTCATCTATATTTTAACTCCTGCATTGTGGGTGCGTAGTACTTACGGTAAAGATTATCATAATTATAGGTTCTGCGGCAGTGTGTCTTGATTTTCAATGCCTCATTCTCTTTAAATCTGCCTATGATGATAAAAGCTACATCACGAAAGAATTTATCTGGATCTTCAATCTTTAAATCATGACTAAAGCTACCAAAGTCAAAATAGAGGCAATTGGCCTTAGTAATCTCTATTTGCTGATGCAAAGACTTATTTAGCACCATATAGGTTCCAGACAAAGCCGCCTCTGGTACTACAAGACCAAAAGACTCTTCCCTAGTGGGGAAGATAAACAGGTTGCTACAGAGAAACAGCTCACGGATCATATACTGGGGAATGCCTACATCAAACTTGGGGCTCTCGAAGTCGCTGGTAAAGGCGAAGTCTACTTGATCAATCAATCCTTTCATTATCGCATGTTGTCTATATTTATCAGTATCTTCTTTCTGTTGTTTACCAGTAGCCCACTGATTAGCTACGAGAAGGAACACTTCTCTTCCATGAGCTTTAAGCTCAGCAAAGATACTCATTACATAACGCAACCTTTTGGCTGCCAGTCGATCTACTGAAGCAGGTAGTAATTGAACGAATTCTGCACTCAGTATGCCTGGATATTTATCAATCAGCCTCTTGGTGTCGTCACTAAATTCAAACCATGTACGGATATCTTTAATGTGAGGTATACAACGAACATCATGAATCTGCCCCTTATAGTGCTCTGCTACCCTAATACGGTCAGTTTCGTTTGGATAGATGAGTTTATGATTTGGACCGTATTCCCCTATATTCCACCAATCTCGTGGACCACCTGAAGGGATACTGTGTATCCAGTGCATCCACACTACCTTTGGTAGATTGGAAGTAGCTTCCTTTATAGCTTCACCATAAGGCATATTCCAACCAATGAAAACAAAGTCATGAGTATAAACTACATCAAATTCCTCTTCACCGAGTATCTTGACGAACCTTTTGGCTGTCTCAATTTTGATAATCTTATGCTCGTCTGACAGGTCCCTCACAGAATGATAATCTTTGAGGTGAGTAAAAGGTATTTCCTTCCTTAATTGTACGTTACCTGGAAAGTCCTCTCCATGATACCTTTCATTTACAAAAAGGTGAACTTCATGGTCATAACGAGCGAGCATCTCTACCTGATCCTTAACAATACCCGTAAGACTGTAACCTGGTTGAAACTCTTGAAATGTTGTCATGATTGCAATTTTCATCTTCCTACTCCTTTCTTCATTTGGTTAATGATTGACGCTATATGATTATAGCATATATCCGTTAACTCTGTGTAAACTCAAAATTGTCGAACCAACAATTATATCCTGATTTTAAATAGTTATGATAATGTAAATTAACCTTAAAAGAGCTTCCAATTGCTGAAAGAATCGTACTAGATACCGACTGCTGTGATCCATACTGGGTATCGTCTACATATAACTCAATCCATTCTTCATCAAAATTAAGGACAATTTCCACATTATGTCCATTTGTTTCATCGTATGTAAATGATTCATTAATAAGAGTGTTTCCACTACCACCACTAACTTCTGTAACAGTTATTAATCCACTAGTATCTGACCTCATTGCCAATCTTATTTTATCTCCAGCAGAACCCATATCAAGTTCACATCTGTTATAATCCCAAGAACCAGTATAGTAAGTTGGACTCGCCTCGACTATTTCAAAACCTTGTATATAATTAATTAGACCATCATCGTATGGATTGTTTGTAGGTTTAAACCAAAATTTGAAAGACCATTGTCCCGAAGCATCCAAAGCATCTTTCAAAAGTGCATTACATCCATAATTTCCACCTGCTGTATTAAGATCTAATTCTAATTGTCCACTTGTATATTGAGCATGATTATTACTATTAGAGTTATCGATCCATTTATCAGTAAAAGTACCGGAACAATCATCTTCAAAGTCAGGAACAGGAGGGGGCTCGGTTGTAGTGGTAGTGCTGAAGGTGCTGGTTGTAGATGCTGTACTAGAACTGGTACTTGTGGTAGATGAGGTGCTGGTTGTAGATGCTGTAGACGATGTGGTACTTAAGGTGCTGGTTGTAGATGCTGTACTAGAACTGGTACTTGTGGTAGAGTAAGTGCTTGTGGTAGAGTAAGTGCTAGTACTGGTGCTTGTGCTCGTGCTTGTGCTGGTTGTTGAATAGGTACTAGTGCTTGTACTAGTTGTTGAATAGGTACTAGTGGTCGAGTATGTGCTGGTGCTTGTGCTAGTGGTTGAGTATGTGCTGGTGCTTGTGCTGGTGCTTGAATATGTGCTGGTACTTGTGCTAGTAGATGTACTGGTACTGGTGGTTGAATATGTACTGGTGCTGGTACTGGTGCTGGTACTTGTGCTTGTGGTTGAATAGGTGCTGGTACTTGTACTGGTACTTGTAGTAGAGTATGTACTGGTGCTGGTACTAGTTGTGCTGAAGGTGCTGGTGCTTGTGCTGGTTGTAGAGTATGTACTGGTGCTGGTGCTGGTGCTGGTTGTGCTGAAGGTGCTGGTACTTGTGCTTGTGGTTGAATAGGTGCTGGTGCTGGTACTGGTAGTTGAGTATGTACTAGTTGTGCTAAAGGTCGAGGTGCTGGTACTGGTTGTGCTATATGTACTGGTAGATGTAGTTGTATAGGTAGTTGTAGTGGTTGTAAGAGTACCACAAGTTAATAATTCTACCTCATGCAAATAAACATTAGTACTATCAAAAGCATCAGTAAATCTAAAACGCCAATACTTATGATGTAATGTATTATCTAATATATCATAAGTATTCCATCCTCCCTTAGGATTCTCTCCAGAATAATGAGTAGTTTCCTCCCCTGCAAAATTACCTGTAGCCGAAGATAAGATTGACAATCCTGTAGGCCTATAAGAAGCGTTGTTAAAAAGTAATCTAACCCTATGCACAATCCAAGCTGATGTCATTTCAATCTGTATCCAATTTGGAAACAGATCTACTGTAGCCTGCCAATAAGTACTATCATTATCGTCAAAAGCATTATCTGGGTCACTACCAGCCTGCGTTGAAAAAGCCGAAGCAGTTCCTCCTGATGTATGATCACTACTCCAATTATCACAAGGTACAGTTTGAGTGGTGGTAGTAGCTGAAGATGTAGTAGTGGAGTATGTGCTGGTGCTGGTGCTGGTGCTGGTGCTAGAAGTAGAAGAAGATGTGGTTGTTATAAAAGTACTTGTGGTCGAGTAGGTTGATGTGCTGGTACTGGTGGTAGAGTATGTACTAGTCGTAGTGAATGTACTGGTGCTGGTACTGGTGGTAGAATAAGTGCTGGTTGTACTATAGGTAGAAGTGCTGGTGCTTGATGTAGATGTACTGGTTGTGCTGAAGGTGCTGGTACTTGTACTGGTAAAGGAAGTAGTGCTCGAATGAGTACTAGAAGTGGTGCTCCCAGTAGTTCCTGTAGTGCTAGTAGTATAGGTGGTCTCTGTACTACTCGTGCTCATTGTAGTGCTGGTACTACTACTGGTTGTTGAAGTGGTACTAGAGAAAGTAGTAGATCCAGTAGTAGTGGTGAAACTACTTGTGGTGGATAATGTGCTGGTTGTGCTATAAGTAGATGTAGTGGTAGAGGTTGTTGTTTGACTTGCGGTGGTTCTTGTATCCCAAAGCAGTATATCAGTTACATTGAATGGTGTGTCGTCTCCAGCACTTAAGGTAAAGGTAAAGTAATCTATATCTCCTCTATTCACCCAATTAGGGTAAATCACAGTACCTGAAGCATAATTACCTTGCCAGCATTGACCATTAGTGGTCATTATTTCAAGATTTGGACTGCCTCCATGATCATGGATGATTTTAATCTTTTCAGGTCTGAAGTTAATCATCCAAGTACCAATAGCTCTTAGACGACCACCATTTGAATCTGCATTTACATTGAAATCCCAATCACCATTAACAGAATCCCATTCAACTTCGATGTCAGTTTCAGGATCTATATGATCAGGTTCCCAACGAGTATAATTAAAATACTGTAGCCACTGACTACGCCAATCTACATAGAAGGTAGGCTTCTCCGAACCACTATTATAGTCATAACTGCTAAACATACGATGGGATCCGGTGTCAGAACTATTGTCGTCTATCACCAATATAATAGCATTGCCGCTCGCCCAACCACTCCTGTCTATCACTGTTTGAAGTATAGAAGCTAGGTTAGGAGTGCTATAGCCTGTACCGTCGCCCCAAGCAAGTAGATCGCTTTGGTTTATACCAGAAGTTAAACTGAAGGCATCTAACTCTGTCTTATTAGCTGGTGCACTAGGATTATCAGCATTTACAAAATAATAGGTAACATTGGCATTTGAAGCATTGGTAGCTCCATATGCTATAAATCGAGCGAAAGCCAAATTGATACTGCTTCCCTGAGGAATATTCACACCTGTAAATCTAATAAATGCTTTCGCCATTACAAATACTCTCTCCACTCAATTGCAGTGGTTCCATATTTTAATTTATATGTATTAGGAGTTACATCTTCGTTTTCCCATACCCACGCTAAATGATTATTAAGATCACTATCTACAGCATTACACTCAGCAGATTCGTCCTCTTCGTATCCCCCTTCTATATTTATATTTGCTCCATACCCTCTCCAAAGTGTCACGTAACAGGTGCTATAACTGCACCAACGTCCTACAAAACTAGGCACATTGTTTTCTGCATTTATAGGTAGCATTTCCATATCTAATGCTGTATACCAATTATCTCTACAATCCCCAGCCTCATCCCATTTCTTACCAGCATCTTCATATATCCTTCGAACCCAAGTTCCTTCTTCATCCTTATACCACCTTATGATTCTAGAATTAAACCTATGTATTCCACCACAGGCAGCTTCTTGATGATACTCATTACCAGCCCACATTATATGAACTTCATCTCCTATACCTAATCCTATATTGAAAGTACCAAAGATTTTTATATCTTCATTTTCTGGATGATGAAGCCAAGACTCTGTTACCCAAGAACCAGATGCATTAGTCCTATAATAAATACTGGTAAGATTGTTAGATCCATATACACAATGGATATAACCATTACTGTCTATCACAAAATCATAATCCACATTACTAGAAAATTGACCACCATAAGACCAATTACCAGTGTTAGGGTTCCTCGAAAACCATCTTACAGGATATACACCTGTATAGTCAGTAAACATCACATGTTCTGTATCATCTTCCTCTATAAAATATTCAAAATCCAATACTAAATAAGAACTTAGATCTGATACTGGAGTTTCTAATGACCAAGATCCTCCACTTTTCTTTGCCCTGCAAAAATCAGCATTATAGATTCCACTTTCTCTATTCTCAGACCAGTAAACAATAGGGTCGTCATTACTATCTATCACTATACCCATGTCTCGATTAATCTGCCTATAAGTACCGTCATAAGGAATCTGACGGATCAATTCCATTGGTGACCACGATCCTCCTATTCTATTGATATAATATAATTCATAACTTCCAAGTACTCCTACAAGAGGATTTAACTTTCCAAAGAATAAATGAGGAACATCATTAGAATCCAAAGCAATATCTACATACCTCAAACGATTCTCACCAGAATCAAATATCTCCTCAACCTTAACAATAGTAGTGGTAAAATAATAACCATCATATATTTCACTTGGAAGCCAATGATCTTTGTAAGCACGAGCCCTTATATGATAATTATACTCAGAAGTGATCAAAGGAAGAGCAGAAGAATAAAGATAAGAATTTTCATCTGGATCACTTCCATCTAAAGTATAATAGATAGAACATCCAGAAGGGTAAGCTACTAACTCTACATCCACATCCTCACTATAAGCCCCTGGTGCAGGAATAAAATCCACCCTCTCTATTTGACGTGGAGGTTCCCAAGACAACCTAAGTTCTGCTTTCTCAGCCCCACTAAGGAACTCAATAGCCGAAAACTCACGACGGGATCCAGTGTCAGAACTATCGTCTTCCATTATAAAAAGAACACTATTACCGCTCTCCCATCCCTCCCTATCCATCACTGTTTGTAGTATGTCTCTGAGATCAGGAGTAGTGTACACCCTATTATCTACCCATTCTTGGAGGTTTGTCCAGTCCACAGAAGAGGTCAAAGGTCTACTATCTAAATCACTTTTAGAGGAAGGAGCGGAAGGATTATCTTGATTAGCAAAATAGCATTTAACATTAGCATCTATAGAGTCTAGAGAAGAATAAGAAGTGAAAACCACAAAGGCTCTGGCTATAACAGATTCCTCAGGAATAACAACATTATTAAATCTGATAAAAGTTTTTGCCATTAGTAAACAGGGCTTCCTTGATAATCGCCTATAGGTATAGCGATTGTGTCATTGTAAAAAGTAGATCCTTGGGTATAGCCGTCATCAGATGCTGAGGAAGGATAAAAAGCACCAGAAGAGGTAGAAGAGGAAACTACTAATATACCCTGTATCCATATCACCCCTCCTTCCCTGTGCTCCATGTCGATAATTCTAAACTGAGTTCCTTCACTTGTGACCAAGCCGAGCAGTCTTTTATCTAGATCCGCATCCGCTTCAAATACAAAATCAAAAATATCTCCTTTTTCAAAATCAGTAAGGTACTGTCCCCCTGTGTACTCCACTACTAATCGTGGTTGACACCTAACGTCTCTAAAATAGTTAAGTATGCGTTGAGCTAGTGATTCATCTCTGATAAAATCAAGCTGAAGTGGATCTTCTTCCAATACTCCAAAATCAGCTTGACTTGTAACAGACTGAGCTAGAACTACATTCCTTTGAGATTCTATCTCCTCAGAATAAGCACTGGAACCAAAGGCACCTATCCATTCCTTATTGTAGGCACCTACAAACTTATTCAATATTTCAGCTCTTGGTGTATAGCTCAACAATATAGATTCTATGTCTATACGGGCTGCTTCGATGGTTTTATCTGAAGTGTCAGTGTAAGGTATCCATTTAAGATTATGCTTGCCTTCCTCCCAATACTCTATACTACGGGATTGAAAAGCTATTTGACTAATGAACTCCCTAATATTAGGTTTTTCCAGAAGTACAGGAGCAAGGGTGATATTATTAGAATCATAATCAGAGCCTGCTTGTGTGTATGTAGTTCCTATTTCACTGGAGGTTAAACCACAGCGTTCTATCAGGAAGTGCTTTAGTATGTAATCAGGCCTTTCTATCACTTCTCCGTCAGTGCCATAATCGCCCGAATCGTCCGCTTCATATCCTTGTATGTCAGCCGAAACCCTACCCCCGATTACTGTATCAGCTACGCTATTACCTACTAATTCTACAGTACCTATTTTGAGGACTGTATTCTGCTTAGTAACACCTGAATAAGATTGAGGCACCTCCGCACCAATTATTAACTCCACCCATACAAGACTCGCTAAAACATAACCTCCAGCACTAGTGCCTGTTCTTGTTATATTAGCTTCCTCATTTAAGAAATTCTCCCAGGTGCCACTATACTCCCTCCATGGTCCTTTCTCTATCACATTTACTACAAAGTCCCCACCTGTCCTTGACCAATCAATAGTACTATTAATAAAATCAACATGTACACCACAATTTGTATCAGCAGCATAAATAGCACAACAAACACGGTATTGTTCGATATCACCAGGTGCATCTTGAACAAAAACTTTAGATAATTCAACATTAGTGCCCTGACCTTGCATAGCACACCAACTAGTAACATTATTATCTACAATATTTTTAAGAGTACAATTTTCTTGGTGATAGATATCACTACATGAAAACCAACCTCCATCTCCTACAGTATACCTAGCTTGTTCAAACTCATATACTTCGTAATCTACCCCTCCTGCGTTATGCTTATGCTGTGCATCTTGAACCGCAATATTATCATCTACATCTATAGTATCCTCTATCTCTACATTAACCTGGGCTTCAATAGAGGGAATAGTGTTAAATTGAATCACAGCCTTTCCAGGATAATCGGTATGCTCATCTCCGCTCTGCCCTGTATAAACCGTATAGTTTCCTGACTGAAGAACATTCTCATCTGAATTTCTATTTATAACATATACGTCATCAATAGAATGAACAGGATGCCCTATCAAGTAAATATAGGCTGTCTGAATCTCTGCCACTGTTGCACCTACATTATGAGCTACTGCATCTGTTCCATTATATCCCCTGATACATCCAGTAAGTGTATTGCCCACTCTTTGAACATACAATATTCTCTCAAAGTCTATTTGAATCTCTGCACCACCAGAAGGAAATTTACTTCCTTCTGAAACATCGAAAGTACTTTGTACATTGGTAATATTAGTTACCAATGTAGACATAGATCCTGCATCAGCAGCTAGGAAAGGAACTCGTTTAGCCTGACCATAAACAATTGGTAGCATTTTGCCCCAATCATCTGGATCAGCTTCAGGATATGTCTCCTCATCCATCACCTCAAATTCTATCTTTTTATCTATATCTATACTAAGATCAGAACAGTGAAGGGTTACCTCTTCCCATCCCATATCGATATCTTCAATGCTACCCTTAAAACGTATGATTTCATCTGAAGCAGAGGCTCCTTCAAATATTTCAGATATGGTTACTACGGAATAAGCAGGTTTGTAATAATTAAAGAGTTTGGTGAAGTAATCCACACCTCCCACAGGAATGGTGTTGTCTATTACAAAACTAGTTTCTCCTGGTTCACTGGGTTTACCTTCTAATCCCACCTTTCCTGATCTTATTTCACTCCAACTAAGAACCATGGGTTCATAGAGCTGACTGTTGAACTCCATTTCAGACCCAGCACTACCAAAAGAACGGTCACAAAAATAAAGTGTAAGACCGCTTAATTCTATCTTGGCTAATCTTATTAAATCAGTATGTGGACTGTCCGAAGCTGTTTGATTAAAAGAGGTTAAGGTTTTCATAGCATCTCTAAGAATTCAATATCTCGTTCAGCAGTTTCTTCCGTATTATAGTTTTCTTCTGTATCTCTTATCCTAGCAAACCAATAATTGCCTTCATGATCCATTATATAAAGAGGTTTAGAATAGTCGTCCAGATAATCCTCTGCCTGCCTAAAAGAAGCCAACGTATAGTCATTCTGAAAATGAGGTAATGTGTAATTTCTTTCCCTTCTAACTCCTCCTAGCTTGGTGCTCCTCTCCATGCCTCCCAATGTTTCACGCCAGCGAACATTAGGTAGTGGTTTACCTGAAGGACTTTCATAATTAATCCTAAACTCATACCCTAAACTCATCCACACCTCAGTACATTGAGGATTTACAGCACCAATAACCCGTATTCTCCAATAACGGTGAGTTAAAGCTGTAGTAAGGGTTTTTATGATTTGAGTATTACCAGACTGAGTCCAACTGGTAACAGCAGGTGACCAACTACTTCCATTATCACTATATTCCCAATGCATCGTTCTTCCATTAAAATTATGTCTTTCAATCGCTAAGAAATCAACATTAAGAATACCAGATCCTTGATCGCACTCTATACTAATGTCTCCAGTATTAGTGTATTTCCAATAGAAGTCAATCGACCTGTCATAAAGTCTACTTTCAGGATAACCGCTATCAGGAGATCCTGTAACGGTTACCGAAGCGTCTTCCGCTAATATATTGTAAGGAAATAATTTTACAGATGACATTCTATTTTCCCCATCTTACTCCTAGTGCTTCGAGTTCTCGTTTAATTTCAACCGCTGCCTGTCGCATACTCCTACGGTCGCCTGTTAAATACCTAGGTGCTATATTAACATTGATAACTTTGCCTGGTTCCTTAGAGCTGTAAGGAACATTTCCTCCTTCTTGTAGCTTTACTATGGCAGGAGCAGGGGCAGGAGCCATTATTAAACCTCCAGTACGAGCGGCCACATAAGCCGTCCTACTTTGGGTGCTATAAGAAATATTGGAAAGGGAGGAGTGAACACGGGCACCAGCAGACCTTATATAGTTCACTACATTGCCTCCCTTTCGCAACTTGACTACTTTAGTATTAGAAGTGATAACTTTCTTTTTGATTTCTTTGATTAAGCCACCTATTTTAGCAGCTACCCCTCCGCCATCCCCACCGTCGCCAGCAGCAGAAGCAGCAGTGGAAGCAGTTTCAGACCCACCAGATCTTTGGGCACCTCCTTGTGCCTCAACTACGGTCTGCGGCACCGTCATCTTATTAAGACCTTCAAAGAAATCAGGACCATATTTGCTAACAGCTTCTTTACGGGCGACAAATTCCCCAGGCTCCAACATAGCTCTAACAATGTCTCCGCCTCCGTATCCAGCTATCTTACCTCTAGCCCTATCCGCCCATCCGCCTATTCTTCTGTGAATTACTTCTTTAACTTGCTTAACTATTCCTCCCTTTCTCATATAGGTTCGCTCGCTCGAATCTGACTCTACAGTTTCACCCTCACCTTCAGGAGTAGTGGTAGAAGTGCTTCCACCTCCTCCACTCTGCTTAACTTCAACATTCAAAACTACTGATTTAGATTCAATTTGGTCCCATTCCTTTCTGAACTTGGTGACCCAATCGTACATTTTATCCAATTTATCCATTGCTTCATCAGCTTGTAATTCCAATTTCTTCCTTGAAATTTCATCCATCTCCCCTTTGTATGCTTTTAACAAATCAGTCATCTTAGTGATTGCTGTTTCTACATCCTGTTGTTCCTGTTTTCTATCCTCTGATAGATTTTTAAACGTGAGTTGTGCATTACGAGCGATATCCTGATACTGTTGGGAGAACCTACGGGCATTCTCTTCAAGGGTGTAAATTACTTCTCCATTTTCGTCCTTAACTTCGGTGGCTAACTGTTTGGTTAATTCTAGTGCTTTGTTGAAAAGTTCCTTATCTTTAGTTATTCTAGCCCTTCTTAAAACATCATCCCTTTCAGCCATTATGCTTCGGAACTTCTGCTCTTCACTCATCCCCTGACGGGATATTTCAAGAGCCTCTTCTTGACCTTTCTTTTTAAAATCAAGAGAGGTCTTTTCAAAATCTTCAGCCTCTTTTCTAAGTTCTGATTGTCTTTTCTTCAGTTCATTAATTATACCCTGGGTTACCTTAGCATTTTCCTTTAGTATCTTCTCAGTAAGTTCGGCCTCAAGCTCTCCCCTTTTCTGTGTAATAACAGATTGATAACCCAAAATAGTATCCTGATGGTCTTTCTCTATTTGGGTTCTTTTCTCCAGATTTTCTTGCTTTACACGGGTTACCTCTTCCTCATTGCCCTGCGCTAACAGTAATTCCTTCTCATAAGTTTTCTCCCTTTCCTCTAATCGTCCTTCGTATTCCTCATTCTCTTTCTCTACAAATTCCTGTATCAAATTTATCTGGTCATTTAAACTTTCCTCTGTAGTCTTGGTTTCCTTACCCATATCTTCCGCAAACTTGGCAAGGTATTTAGCTCTAATAGCAGCCCTTTCCTTCTGGAAACTCTCTTCTTTACCAAGAAGTATCTTTATCTGATCCTCAGCAGCCGCTATTTCATTTTCCATCTGTTTAAGTCTCTTAGCGAACTCTACCTTCTGGATGGGATCTAAACTCCTAAACATCTCTTGAAACGATTTAGGTAACTTACCTAACTGTTTTTCCCATTCCTCAGTCTCCTTCTCAAACTTAACGGTTACTTTATTAAGTTCTTCAGTTATAGCAGATATAGCCTCTGGGCTTAACTTAACTCCCTGCATTTCTTCGATCTGCTTTATTATATCTTCTATAGAGGCCTGTCCTTTTGTAATTTCTTTGAGTTTTTGAGCCATAATAACATAAGTGTTAATGAGCTCTTCATTCTGCTTTTTATACTTTTCGGTTGATTTACCAGCATCTTCTAGATTTTCCGTAAAGTAACCTAAAAATTTACTAAGGGTTTCTAAGCCCTTCTTTCCTACATCCGAAAAGAAAGCAAACGCTGGGCTCAGTTTCCTCAGCACTATATTAGCTAAATCTATAATTTTGGCTCCAAAATCAGCAAGCCATTTAATTCCCTTGAGTATCCATTGACCAAAATCAGCTAACACACCTACAAATACACCACCGAACCTTTTTACTCTTTCCTTAAATCCTTCCCATTTTCCAGTTTCATCTAATAGCTTTTTTTGCTCTTTAGCCAAATCAGAAGTTACAATGATACTCTTTTTAAGTTCTTCCTCATATGCTCTCTGAGTAAGCACCGCATTCCTACCTACTGCATCTACTGACTCAGACAACACACCATTCAATAATTCATATTCTTTCCTTAAACGAGCAACTAACCCAGCATGTTCCTTACTTACATCCTTACCTTCATTCTGTCTTGCCTGAAGATCTGAAAGTGCCTGAGCATACACCCTAAGAGTCTGTACAGTTTTCTCCTGCTCTTGTTGAGTTTTAATGGCCGCATTTACAGCTCTTTCTTGAGCACCTAGCCAAAACTTAATAGCTGCTACCACCGCACCTATAGCTGCCGCCAGTAATAACCATCCTCCTTTAAATCCTTTTATTATCCCACCCACATTTAAAAGAGCAGTTTTCATTCCCTTAAATGTCAGTAAGGATTGACCCGAGACTATTTGAAGTTGAACTAATAATTGAATATACAATCTTAAAGTGGTAATGGCAGCACCTATTTTACTGCCAAGAAATACAAAAGCCACAGACAGACCTCTCAAAGCCTGTATAGACAACCAAATAGTACCTGTCCACACGGTAAAACTTGTAGTTAGCCTACCAGGACCTGAACTAACAAAATCAGCAATACCTTTTGCAACGGCTCTGAGCACATCGATAAAACCTTTCATAACTCCTATTGCCCCGCCTTCACCGAAAGCTACTGCTATCAATTTTGCTCTATCTGCTAAATTCTTAATCTTAACTCCAAGACCTTCCATCTGTTTTGCAGCCATCCTAGCAGCTGAACCCACTTCATAGGTATACTCCAACATCTTACTAAAGTCACCTGTAACAAAAGCACGAGTAAGGATAGCGGCCGCTTGGGCACCACGCAGTCCAAACAACCTGTAAGCCTTGCCCATATCTACAACTTGCCTCTCAGAGTCATACAGTATAGGCTTGAGGTTCATTAAAGCCTGTTGGAATCCTACTAATTTAGGATTAACTTTGGTTAGAGCAATACCATGTGCTTCAAATTCCTCTCTTAAATTGCGGTTAGGTGCAAGAAGTCTGGCTAATACTTGCCTCAAACCAGTACCAATGGTACTTGCTCTCAGACCGTTATTAGCAAGAACCATCATAGCGGCGGCGGTCTCTTCCAGCGATAGGCCTGTTTGTGCTGCCGCGGCACCTACAAAGTTGAACGCTATGCGGAGTTTGTCAAGGGTAAGTTTAGAACGGTTGATAGCATTTGACATAACATCAGATACACGGGCTGACTCTACCGTTTGGAATCCAAATGCACGAATAGTGGTGGTGAGTAAATCAGAAGTAGTCTTTAAATCAGATAATGTTCCAGTAGCCAAGTTAGCTACTGCTTCCATCGACTGCATTGCCTCTGTAGCACTAAAACCAGCCTGTCCTAACAATACCATTCCCTCTGCTACTTCACCAGTAGAGAACTTGGTTTTCTGTGCCACATCTTTTATTGTTTCACCCATACCTAGCACTTCGTTGTCGGTAGCACGGGTGATAGCTTGGAGGTTTTTAAGAGCTTGATCAAAATCTATGATTTCCGTAACACCTGCTTTAAGAGCCTGCACTACGGAGAAGATAGCTGAGGCGGCTAATCCATAGGAAGCGGTTACCTTCATAGCAGCCAAAACACGCTTCCAAGCACCTTCCACTTTAGCAATCTGCTTGCTGTATTCCTGGACCGTCTTGCCACTCTTCTTAACACTCTTATCTACCTTGTCAATACCAGCGGCAGTTTCACTTCCCATCTTGGATCCGCCCCTAGCTCCCTGTTCAAAGGCAGCTCCCATCTTGCGTAATTCTTCTCTAATGCGGGCGGTTTTACTTAGGAAATCGCGTATGTCAGCCGTAAAAAGTGTACCTAGATTTAATGTTCTGTCAGCCATTTTTAAAACTACCTGATAATTTTGGTTTAATCCTCTTTAACATCTCCATTGTAAGTTTTCTTCTGTCCTTTATTGACATGTGTTCATAGGATTCAGGATCCTTGAAGGTCGTAAGATCCGTTTCCTTTTTCTTCTCCACCTCTTTGTCAAGATTGACACCAGCCATAGAAGCCCTAAAGCGCATCTCCTTATAAATACGGTCTTGGTAATGATCAAATAAAACCTCAACCTGTCCAAAAGTAAGGCCTCCATTCCTATAACTTAACTTATAGAAGTGGTCTAAGGTGTAGCCGTAGATCTCACAACACGTGGTGACCGTTTCGGCGAGGGTGACAGTTGCTCCTGCCTCTTCACCTCCGGGAAGAGGCTTGTCAACTTTCCCAAAGGGCCTTCAAAGTTCTCCTTATAAACGATCTCCACAATTTCCATTAATTGAACATTCGTTATCTCTTCCAATATACTTTTATCTTCATCAGTAATCATCTCAACAATACGCTCGATATTTTCTTTGATTAAACTTAACACAAAGGCTATAAACTGCATCATTCCTTCTTCATTTTCATCAGGTGCCATTTGAAGGAAAGCATTCAATCCTTTATTTACAAGGTCTGTGAGATTAAGCTGATCAGATAATGAAAGAGGATAGATGGAAAGGTTCCGCAGGGTTCGCTTGCCTATTTCGACAGAGCGAACCTGCGGATTGAGTTTTCTATCATCAGAAGAGTCTGGCATTTTATTTCCCTCCTAAAAGGTTGTTTCAGCTATTAAGCTGTAGTAGTAGTGGTAGTGGTGTAAGTTGTGGTATTCCAGATAATGTGACCCAGAGGGGCACTATCCCATACCGCATTTCCACCACTAATCCCGCTGTCTGCTCTCTTAGCCTCGAGTTGAAGGGCAACAGCAGCAGGTTCCTCAGGTGCAAACTCCATCTCAATAGAAGCAATAGCCTGAGCTCTTGGGAAAACAATGGTCATGGTGTTGGAGCCATCAGGGAAGGTATACAAAGCCTCCACTCTAATGAACACCGGGGTTGAAATGTTACCCAACGGCACATCTCCACTATGTGCATTGGTATAATCTGCAGGATCCAAGCCATAAGCTAGAGCCATGTTTTTGGGAGTGATTTCCCTAAAACCACATGACAGCATAGCTGATTCCCGCAGCGGGAATGTAGCGTCCTCTAACAGAGGATATCCAGACTCTAGCTTATAGAATTCCAGATTACCTGTGTAAGAGGTGTTTGCCATAGCGCCTAGGCTGTGTGCAGAACCGAGACAGGGATTATAATTATGAATATTAGCCGCTGAAGGGCCTACCCTGATCTGCGCCAGACCTAACGCAATGGTGGTACTGTCTTTGGTCAATGGACCATAACGATCAACCATAGTCTATACCTCCTTGTTAAAGTTAATGATTACGAGTTTCTGCCAGAACTTCAGACTGCTCATTTATAGGATTAACCTCAATGTCGTCTGATTGACTTGCAAACCTCACCTTAGGCCAAAAATAAAAAGTATTAAACTTACCGCAAGATCTCCTAAGACATTTCATCTTAAGCGATCCAAATATTATCATTTCAACAGGAGGATCTCCTGGATTTTCCTTATCACTACCAAATACAAACTTCCAACATCCATTCGGTAGTCTTTCTATCATTCGCTTTCCACAGTACTTGCAGTGGTAGAATCGTTTTGCCATAATAGAGTTCTCACTTTGCCGGTGCCCTTAATCGTACTGTTATTATTTTATATTTGGTTTCATCAGGACCTTCCATAGGTATTGACTCATACACTTCGGTAACTAGCAGTTTCCCTATTTCTGTCCATGGATTAGTAGGATGACTCTGATAGAAAGTGATTCGTTTAAAGGCATCAGATTGACTGGTACTAGAGTCAATCGAAAGTCCTTCCACAATAGTGTCCCTTAACTGGGATAATTTAAAATATTCATTATCCTGTCTCGTACAGCAGTACACATGTACCAAGGTGTCAGATAAAAGAGCTACTTCTGAAAGGTGAATAATTACATTTATCCATTTATGAACGGTACGCCCTTGCAAGTCAGGCTGAGATAGAGCTTTATCAAAAGACATAGGGACGGAGTAGGTGTCTATAAAGAACTTTTTAACACTATCTCTGATATTTGCTTCTCTTGCTGTAGCGTCTAAAGTCATACTGTTATACACCTCTGTTCTTAAATTTAGTGCAGTTTATTTAACGAATTCTGCACGAACTTCTTAAATTGCTTGCTGTGCTATTTGCTAAACTTTTCCGCGTACTCTATTACGCTTTTAGCTTCTGGAATGAAGTTGTGCTCCAAGAACTGCTCTTCCTCAAACTCTTCATGTACACGAGCATAAACAGGAAGACTGTTCTCAATATACGTTTTGAGCATTTTAAGTTCTTTTAATGGCATTTCAATTTGAACATGAACATCCTTTGGATAAGCATCCACTATCTTCATCATCTACTCCTTGTTTGTTCATTGATGATTGCATCTTGCTTTTTCTTAAGGGATTCCAATTGTAATCTTAATTTACGATAACGTTCACGATCTCTGGCATCATTCCATCTAGAACAATTATCATTTCCATGTTTATCTTCCAATTGACCCATCTGCATAGATATTTGATATATTGCATCTCCTACTATCTTCTGTTCTAGCCTAAGGTCAACAAGATTAAGATCTTCACTCTTAGCAAAGTAGGACAGTCCTCCTACTACCATTCCAATTATTGCCAGAACGGTTAAAATTGATTCGACATTACCTTTTAACCATTTCATCGCCATGCTCCCATTAATTTAGACATTGATTGAGTAGCTTGCTTAGGCCATCCTTCTTCTATAAACTCTTCAAGGGTAGGATTAAAAAGAGGCCTAGCAGCCTGCCCCCTTCTACCATATTCAGCCCAATACCCATACTCAGCTATGCTAACAGGTGGACCAGGATCCGTTCCAAACCAAGAAGTACCAGGTGCCATAGCATGTGCAGGAACTCCTCCAAACCATCCTCCACTTAGTTTAAAAATTGTAAGAGACCTTTGTAAGGCTCCGCTCATTATCCACCATCTACTTTCACCAAAAGCAAACAACTTCCATTCCCTATAACGCTGGTTAAGAGGTGACCACTGTCCTGCAAACTTTTGAATACTGATATTACTACTTACACGATAAACATAGTCCAGTGCCGAACGCATGGGAAGGTCATTCTGCTCTATCTGTGCCTTCCTTCTTATCTTTATCAAGGCACCCAGATACCGACGGTAGCTGTTCAAATCCCACGACATTCTCACCATTTTCAATTATCCTTTGATACGCTTCATAATCGGCTTTTTTTAGGGCTTCCCTCATCATTAAATAAGCCGAGTAAAGTCTATGCAGTAATCTTCCAGGTTCACAATTTCCGCCACATCGCTTAACAAAAATATCTACTCTGATTAAATCCTCATCGCTGATAAACAAATTCATAGTATATGCCTCGGATCCACCTCATACTGATCTCCTTCTGGTAATCCGGTCTTACTATTCACTACATAAAAAGGCTTAAAACACTTAGGACAAACTACCTTGAAACGGTCGTCCTCTTTACTGCTGATTATAATAACTTCTGTTCCGCAATAAGGACATAAACAACCTGGCTTGGACATTAGCATAATCTCCTATGCTAAAGATAAAAGAACTCAAGCATTGAACTCATTAGGCAGTAGTCGTAGTAGTAGTGGTGTAAGTTGTGGTGGTAGTGGTAGTAGGTCTAGTGTCAGTTCCCACTTCCAATACGTCCATGCCTTCAAATCTTCTCTTTTTTATCGCCTCTACCCTATAGTACTCTCCAGAGCTTAACAGCAGGCGATCTAAAACTTGGATATCATAACTGGATGGAACAAATGCCTCATGCACCTGTAACCCAATCAATCCAAGTTGCTCGTCTGTATCTAAGTCTATACCAAATAAAGGAGCCGTGATCAGTATAGGTTTGTTGGTTTCAACGGGTGTCCAAGTAGTTTTCATCAAAAGGGTTTGACTGTCCCTTGACTCACTTGGTCTGTACACCGTCATGGTTTCATTGGTTTTATATAATACGCCTTGATATGAGATAACTGTATTCTCAAACATCTCTGGCGTTAAATTCATTATGAAGTATTTCTCTGATGTGGTGGTAAATTGAATGACATCTCCAGCTAACGCTGAAGTATCATATACTAGGGTAGCTTCGAGAAAGAACTCTCGAATGAAGGGTTTTGTGACCTGAGCATTAGTTTCGTAGTCAAGATATTCTCCAAGAACATTCCCACTGTCCCTTAATATGTTATATTTAGTTCCGACCTCAACAATAGCTTCTTTAATATCAGGTCCAATGGTCATTAGTCATTCTCTTTAGGAGTAAAATCAACTTCAGCTACATCACTATAAGTTATGTCCTCTCCTGTCTGACCTTCATAAGCAAATCCAGCATCGATCTTAGTACCAAAAGCATGAAATGGATCCACAGCACCAAAAAGATCAGGTCTATCTTCTTGAAACGCTACGAATTCCTCATCCATCGTACTGATTATTTCTTTATAATGTTCCCACCTTTGCTGAAGGTTTATTTGCTTATATTTGAATTTATGAGCAGATTCGGAGTAAAGGTAAAAGAAGATATGACGTTTGGCTCTTTTCTTAATCCATAACAGCTTGAGGGTGTCATCTAAAGGTAATGTCCATCCAGTTTCAGCCTGGGCATCTCCCAATCCATTTACGTAATCATCCCTCTCCAGATAAGTATCTAGATTTTTAACTTCCTCTGTTAGCTGATCGATTAATTCTTCTTCAGTCATCTTGTTTCACCTGAGAAGGAAGCCTTCTTGACTTCCTATGATAAATAACCTTTATAGTTTTAACACCAAGGTCTACCTCTTCTTGTATGTCAGGAGGGAGGGGCGGCACTAAAACCGTCCCCTCCTCCCATATCTTTTTACCACTCTTTAGAGTACTCAATATTATTACTTTTTCGATATCCATATCGATTGCCTCCTTAATTTCAACCACTGCTATTAAGCAGTTGTAGTGGTTGTGGTGGAGGATGATGTAGTCGTGGTGGTTGAGGTGGCTGCTAAGCCAGCTGCCTGTGCAACGGTTAAAACGTAAACCGCATCTCTCTGATAGAGAACGGGCAAGCCTTTATCCTGCACCCTAATCCACGTTACTTCAGGATCCCAATCCGTATTGGTATCCGTGTATTGACCATAATGGCGAGCTACTCCGAAAGGTGCTTCTTTGTACTCAGCAATATTCTGACCATCGACTCTGGTAGACATCATAACGAACTTGTAGTCCGGTACGAATTTCTGTGCCATCGTTACATAGTCTTCCATCGCTTTGTACGAATTGGTAAATGGATATTCTATCTGAACGGTGCCAGCCTCGGCGTCTACTGAAAGGATGTACCTTTCCTCCCAAGTGCCAGCACTACGATCATGAATTCTCAGCGTTCCGCCAACTACAAAATCCTCATTGGCATCTACTGATATCCAAGTCGTGCTTCCGCCTGTTACGGCAGCAGTCAACCAGGCTTTGATCTCATATTGTTCATCGTAAACGACAAACCGAGGAATATCCAGTAAGGAACCCAGGATCTGGGGGTTGACACCCACAATTTCATGCACATTTCTGGCGATATTACCATAAAGCTCGCCAGTGCCGAAGGCGTCTCGCTTCAACAAGTTAGTGATGTTGGTGTCATTAGCAAGCAGTTTCAAGGTGCTGGAGTTAAAAATAGCGATGTCTACTTTACCGCCACACTCATCAGCAATTCGCTGCTTACCGTCCTGGATGTCGCCTATCACATTTCGACTTGCACCTGATCCCCAGTAGTAAGATGAGGTAAGTGCAACCCGGTTTGCAGTAGGAATACCATAATCAATGCTGACCTTATAGCCTCCCTGTACATCATAGGAGAAGCCATTATTGAACAGCATCTGGGCAAACATCCATTCCTTTCGTCTATTGCTCCTGTTTTTAAGGTTAGCCAATTCCCTCGCCAGTTTCTGCTGAGCTGTCATACGTTGGGATTCGGTGCCAGGTTGACGAAGATTATTTAGGAACTCTTCATCAAAAGGCATTTTCTCTTTCCAGTATGCAGCCTCGGCTCTGTGCTGGCTTATCCCGTGAGGAGCGGTCTGGGGCGCCGGAGCACCAGGCGGAACGAATGGGGTCATACCCCTTCCACCTCTGTGGCTTTCCCACTCGATGCTACTTGATGGGGACTGGCTGGATCCAAAAATGTTCATTAGAATCAATTCTGGCGGTGTAACAAATATCTCCATGTAATTCTGGAGAACCGACAGTCTCAATTCCGGTATATCACTTTGACCACGTGGCATATGGTTTCACCTCCTTCCATCGTGGAATTAACGGATGTATGTGTATTGGCCGAAAGTAGCAGAGCTAATGTCGGCAATAGCAGCGGCATCCAAGTTGGTAAGACATCCTGTGTACAGAACGCAATTACCAAGTATAAGGGTTGCAACAGCACCTTTAGCCGTAACACCAGTGCCTGTATCCACAGTTTTCTCCAAAATACCGACACAATCTGAGTAATTATTACCACTCGTGCCAGCTTCGACAATGATGTAGGCTCTTCGGGCGGTTGTAAAAGCAGTACCTCCAATAGCAGTCGTGAAAGTGATCTTTGCACGATGTGGATCAGAAGTACGATCGATAGCCGTGATCGCTCCCTTGTTCTCCGCAGCGGTGGTGTTGTCATTGATGATAACATCGTCGCCTACCTGGAACTTATAACTATCGTCCAAGGTAACATACACGAACTTATCAGTAGTTCCACTATTAGCAACCAAATAAGCCCGCGCATTATCAACGTCCGCTGGGAAGGTAGTAGGAGCGTAAGGCAAAAGTTTTGCCTTCCCACCAGCAGCCGACAGGTTCTTTGCCAAGGTGGTACCTTGTTCAATCAAGCCATAACCAGCCTGAAGGGTGACAGGAACACGAAGAGCTGCCATGTGGTCTGAATAATATAGGCGTTTATAATCCTTCTGCGTACCATGAAGTACATGAGGGATATCGCCTCCTCGAGCTATATCTACCATACAGTTTCACCTCCTATCTTAATAGGCTTCAAAGGGTTAAAGGTTTAAGTTTGAGCTTTCTTCTCCAAGTCCGATTTGGTTTGATGCCCAGCAAGATGGACCAATTTCTCTGCTATAGCCATATCGTTCTTGGTCTCCTCTTCCGATCCCTCAGAAGAGCCATCCTCGACTTCCTTTTTGGTGAAGCCAGAGCCCAGGACCTGTTCAGTCATGCCCCTGTCTTCCCAATCTTTAATCTCAGCGTCGATGGCTTCCCCAAACTTTTCGACATTCAGTACCCCATCCTCCACAAACTTGCTGTAGGAAACATGGGGCTGAACTTTATCGTAATAACGTTCGGGAATCTTGCTGTCAGACAACTTATCAAGCCATATTTTAGAACCTTCGGCTTTGAGCTCATTCTCAGTCCGGATTGCATCTTTCTTCTCCAGCTCAAGAACTTTCTCACTCATAGACTCATTGTCCTTCTGCATCGTCTCCAGTTTGGCTTCCAAAACGGTCTTCTCTTTAGAGAATTCCTTCTCGGCTGCCTCCCTGCCAAGTTTAAGAGCAGCATCATAAATTTCTGGATACTTCTCTTGGAGTTCCTTAATATCCATTATCTCTTTCACCTCCCTTCTCTTTAAAACAGGTTTTTGGTTATCACTGAGGTCATCCTCAGCGTTGATTACTTTCTCTTCGTAATCAATATCGATAGGCTCCTTGCTGAAAGCCGAAGCACTAGTCTTATTATCCCATCCAAACACACAAACAGACATCTCTCGAAACTTTGACTGCCTCCAGATAGTAGCTGGTCCTTTCATGGAGAACCCATTAACCTCTGCCTTCGCACCTTCATCCAGCTTCTCTACCACGAGCGGCTTGGCACTAATACTAGACTGGTAAGGAAATCCCTGTTTTGATAATTTAATGAACTCATCAGCAGCTTCAGTATCCAACAGCTTGCTGTTTTCAGGGGCTACGAGCTGTCCTTCCTCATTCACAATAGGTTTACCCATAAAGGCAACCTTACGACTGGTATCATGATTTTCAAGGATAGGATAGCGGGATTCCTCGAATTTCATGCCTTGCAAGTCAATGGCAAGGTCCCCCCAGTACCAATGACCTTTAATAATCTTGCCTGAGTACCCAACCATACTCAATTTAGGCTGTCCTTCTTCACCTTCCCCGAAGTCCACGAATGCTTGGCATCCATGTCCCTCATCTACAAAACGTAGTGCTCCTTTCGGTACTTGTTTCTCACTCATTTTTAGCTCCTTTTGCAAGCTGGTAAACTTGGCCAATGACGACACACGCATCTTCGAATACCAGAAGGATTAGGTGCGTGACGAGCATACGCCAAGGCCGCTATAGCCCTTGCCTTTGTATTTACAGGATAGGTGCCCTTAGGTGCTCCTCCTGAAGGACCACAAAAAGGTCCTGTTTTATATTTACCTGCATTAGAGCCTCCGGCTTTCTGCTGCTGGAGACCAAAAAATGAATCATGCAAAAGTAAATCTACCTGTTTCCAAGTAGATCCCATTTCTACCAAGGCTTCAAGCTCAAAACTTTCATCACTAAATTTACTATTCGCTATCCTTATTGCTTTTCCCTCACAATCACTACTACCCTGACTCTGGCATGATCTCAGTACACCATTAGCTATTTTAGCCCATTGAGCTGCCTGAGCTGAAGTCAAGCCCTTTTTAAACCTTTTGGCATCTGCCGCTGTCCAAGGCATCTCATACCTCTATATAAGGGTTGCAATAAAAAACCTCTCCGCCACGAGAGGCTACAGGTCTTACTTTAATAAAGGCATTATGTTTGATTGCATCTTTTACAGTTTTAGTTTTACTACCTCCGCCAGAAGCGCCAACAGACAGCCCATTACCAATATATATCTCAACATGTACGACATGGGCATTCTCGTTAGCCCAGAAAACAAGATCTCCTGGTCTAGGTCCTTCAGTAGTAACAAATCTTTTAGCTAGAATATGAGCTGTCCAGTCACCCGATCTAGGAAGAATTCCCACAGATTTTAAGCACTCGATAGCAAGACCGCTACAGTCAAATCCTGAGGGATCGTCTCCTCCCCAAATATAAAAAGTGCCAAGATAGGACATAGCGATTCTCTGTACGAGCTTTCTGGCTACTTTTTCATCTATCATGCTCCTCCTCCTTCTAAGTCTTCCTGGGTAGCTTCAGCATCTACATTGTAAATAAGCTCGGGATACATCTCATCCTCTGTAGCCTTTTTCAATCTAGCTTTATGGTAGTTACCCACACCCATCCTTCGTGCTACCTCTTCATTAGGTATACCTAGTTGCTCACTCACAGGACCATGTTTAACCCCTAACAATGCTTTAGCACGGCCCTCTAGGTCTATTACTTCGCTAATGGGATAGGAAACTTTGATGAGTTCTTGAGGTTTCCTATCCACCTTTTTCACAATCGGACTTTTATCTTCATTAAATCCCACAGCTTCCTTTACTTTAAATATAGAAGGGAAATCAGAAACTACGGATTTAAGGTAGAATATGGAACCCCAAAAGTCATGAATAAACCAGCGATCGAACAGCACAACCTCATCACTTACACGGTCTGACATTGGACCTCTCGAAGCCCTTATACTAGCATAAGGGCTCCGAGATTTGGAGGAGAGAATATCCTCGGGCTCGTTGAGTCCGCTCCCAACCATTTCAAGAATATCCGTATCCTGCTCCCTAATATTAGAAAGTACAGGATTCTTAACCTCTACCTCCATGCCAGGGGGAAGCACCAATGACGATCCTGGGGTCTTTTTTGCCATGATACCCGTCTTACGACGGTCATCATCAGATAAAGATAGCCAAAGTTTGAAACTCTTTGGCTCAGTTATTTTGAATATCCATAAATAAGCCCCAGATGACTTTTTATGGTCTATTTCATACTTTTTAAGGTTTTCGTAGTGATTTATCCACTCAAGCGTAGTTCTTAGGTAGGATATCGCTCTTTTCGTAACAAATCCTTTCTCAAGCACTACAATAAATTTATTATAACTCTTGAATTTAGTGAAAGTTCTAGCCCTAGATTTGCTATTCGATTGCAATTTTGGGTCGTAAAGCTCGGATTCTGCGGCTAACGATAACAGTTCTGGGTAGTAAGCACAGAAAATCGAGGGTATCTGTTGCATATTATTGCTATCGTAGCGGATATTGTACATCAGAGGCATTGTAGGCTTAGTAGGATGATTGATTACTCCACTTCCGTCCCCTCCACTGCTGCTAACCACAGAGGGATCCACAAAATCTACTTCTACAAAGCCATCTTTGTGTAAAGTAAGACATAAGAATAGTTCACCTTCTATCAAATGCCTCACGTAGTACTTATAAAGGAAATAATAAAGACGGTTGCGGGGATCATACCAAATTTCGTCAATGGCTTGCTGAATTTCAGGTATTCCTGAAGAGACCTCGAAGCCCATGCCAGTAACACGGCCAGCTAGACCTCTTATTGCAGTATTAATGTGGGGATTTTGATGAGCTTTCTGGAAGCAGACCGTCTGTAGTCGCTTCCTTACTTCGGTTGGATCTTCCTTTTTCCCTGCATCAGGAATGATAGGGAATCCATCTTCATCGGTTGCTCCAGAGTACCCTTCAGCTAGTGATTGCCAGGGCATACTGAAGGTGATGTGCCTTAAAACGTCATCTGGAATTTCTTGTATTCTCTCCGCTATCTCATCTCTACTCAACTCCACTGTCATTTTTTGATTCCTCATCTACAAGATGGTATTAAGAGAACAAATTGCCAAATATATAACACACCTGGGGGCGGGTTGTCAAACTATTTTTTGCTTTCCCAAAAAGAAAGGCGGAAAATCAAGTATAATCCCCTACGATTCCTGTGCCTTGAATGAATGTTCCAAAGCTAGTCATTGACTTTCTGATTCTAAAAGAGTCAGGTCCGAGCATACGACCTCCGTATAAACACCATCCCACACTATACACGGAATCGTCCTGTATTCCTCCCTTTTCAGTCTTTTCTGGACTTCCGAACCATCGCTTAATGGGATCATGATCAAAGACTGACAGCTCTTCACGTAAAACATCGACCCGTTTACTTCCGACCACATGGATTGGTGGGCATTTAAATCTACCCTCACGGGCAACATTATAAAACTCTTTAAATGCTTCCCGTTGTCGGTCGTAATTAGGAAAGATAGGTTCGAAGAAAATATCTCGATCCTCGCACCACTGAACCATATCCCAGGACCCGTAGCGCTCGCTGCAGAATGCATCAATTCCATCATATTCTGTATCCATTTCGTCCATTAGACGTTTAACAATATTGATATCTTGATTCTGAATACTTGTCAGGAATATCAATATGTAGATATACTTCATATCTGGTATTTCAATAGTTTCATGGAAAGGATTACTGCGGCTTCCTGCCAGTCCCTTAAGCACAGCACAGAAAATGGTGCGAGCTTGTCCATGCACAGCAGTAGGATCTGCCATGTCAAGTCCAGTAAGTAAAGCCCAATCAGTATCAAAAATATCAGAAAGGAACTGCAACGTAGAAACCGAAGGTGGACTATCTACAAAAGGACCTTCAAGGGTGAAAAGGGACTCTACCTTTCTAAACTTACTATCTATAAGAGCTACTCTTTCCCAATCAGCTGCCGCCCCTTCGTTAAATCCTTTACCAGCAGTATCCTCCGCTCTAGCAATCAACTCATACTTTCTTCTAATAGCCGTTTGTATTTCATCATGATTTAAAAATCCATTATCTACACCGATGTAACCCATTTCCTCAATCATTTCATCTGTAAAAACCCGTACAGTTCCAGCCTCCCAGAGGTTCTGAAAATATCTCTCAAACTCTCCAAAAGGAAATTTGACTTTATAGTCATTAAGTTGATCCTCATCCATAAGAGGGTTCCAATAATCTTCCGAATCTGCACTTCTCGAGCACCTATAGCTGAAGTAGACATTTCGCAGGTTTCCTGCTTTCCATTCTTTATATAAATTATAGAGTACATGGGTCTTATCTGACACGGTTGAGTCGATTAAGCCAAACGCATTAGGTATATTTCTAATACTACCATCTAGCTGTACATAGAACCTTGGATTCTTCATATCAAACATTTCACTGAATGAGTAGGCTGTTATATTAGAAAGTATACCAGTAAAGGTACCAACGCTGCGGATGATACAATCTATGTCCTTACTCTTAGGATCGTCAGGGTCTTCCTTCAATCTGATTTCTTTTTCTTGGATATTATTCTTACCAATTAGTGCTAACAACGATGGGCTGTGGAGAATGATATCCCGTATAATATCATAATGAACGAACTTAACTTGGTCTCTACTATTAGCCCCTAGCATGATCTTCTGGCGGGAGAATGCCATAAACTTCCAGATTATTATAAGGCAGACTATTAGTGATTTACCTTCACCTCTCATCCAACAAAACACTATCTGCCTGTAGAGGAAATAACCTTCCTCATCCATCGCTAGACATTCCCTTAATATATCCTTCTGCCTTTCCCACATCTCTTTGTAGGAACGCTTAGTCTTGGGATTAGGTGTGTCAGGTAGATCACTTAGGGGGCACCAGTACTCCATTTTGTCTATGAAAATAGGAACCCTTACATGATCCTCACAGAAGCGAATACACCCTTCGGCTCCATCCTGATATGTTACCACTTCGTGATCTGCTGCTTTGATTCTACTCGCTCTTTTTACTGTCATGGAGAAGGTCTCCTTATTACCAATTCAAATATGCTAACCGAAGCTAAGAAGTCATCAGGCAGTATATATTTATCAAAGTAGAGATCGGGAGGTCTGCCATAACATTCCCATACAAACTCAGTACAGTAAAACTCTTCATCTTCACTCTCAAACTCGTAATCATACTGTACATGTTTTTCCAGAAATGCGAATGCCTTCTTTACAGCTTGGTATCGAGGATAGTGGGCACCAACATGCCTCAGCACAGCAACGTGGTCACAGCGGCAGAACGTAAGGATGTCCTCACTACATATACCTTCACCTAACATGTGAATCACTCTGTTATCCCCAACATAAATAGCGGCATGGGTGAAGTAGCCAGGTGTTAGCATACCTCCTAAATAATGATCATACCTTCGCAACAGCACATCTCCCTTCTGCAAGGAGTTCAGGATATCTCTCACGTCCTCCCCCTTCATACGGTAGTGGCTGTCGCCGAAGAGTATAACGCCACCTTTATAGAGACGGATGTCGGCTACGTTCTTAATCAGCCATTTTTTAATCTTCTTTAGATTTTGCACCTTTCCCTCTCCACATTACAATTATAGCCTTCAGCTTGCCCTTCTCATTTCTCAGCAATCCTATATCCTTAACTTCTAGTCCACTGTACTCTTCCAATCCATTCAACATGTGCTCTATATTGTCCTCTGTCACCTGCAACTTGACGTTTAAATCATTGTTAGCCATAATTTTTACCCCCTCTCATCTGTTGAATTTTAAAAGATTTCTATTGCTTGTATGCTTTGCTATGCGCTTTTTTTCATCATAGCTAGCCCTCTTTTTAACCCTCTGTTCCACCAAGCATTTTTCACATCTCACCTTCCCATACTCTGCCATAGCACCACAATCTATACACCTACCCTCCATACGGCGCTTTATATTATGTGATCGGCGTGGCATTAGTAGTTCTCCTTATACCCCCACTCGTAAATGCCATGCACTGGACACCCAACAGTAGACTTCTTAAACTCTGATGTGCCACACGTACATTTTGGACTACTACAATTACCATACTCTACTTTATAAGTAGTCCACAACTTACCTCCACACCAGGGACAGTATTCAAACTCTTTCCCTTCATACTTCCCTACTATGGTTAACGGCAATGTCCATGGTGCATTAATAAGGTTTATGTTCTCTTCCCAATCCTTGCATCCACATTTCTTGACCTCCATCACTTCGCCGCCCTCCTCAATGTGGGTCTTTCATTAGGCTCACGCAGTCCTAAGTTCTGATCAAAGTACTTTTTGTTCCACTGCTCACGCCAATTAGCACCTCCAGGCACCTCTTCAGCATCCTCTCGGTCTCTAGGCAGTATGCCTGGCTGCTTAAGGTTACCAAGAGCACGTATATACTCTCCTTCCAACCCAATGGACTTCTGCGTAGCCTCAATGGAGCGGATGGTTTCCCTTATCTCTTTAAATACGGGGTGCATCTTTAGCAACCCTCGGGAGGTGACGTAGCACACCTCCTGAACGCTGTAGGCGAATATCTGGAAGCGCACAAGCTGATGGAACAGTGGCAGCAGGCGCAGGGTGAAGGCGTTGAGTAGTTCTTGGTTCATATCCTTCTTAATCAAATCATAGTAGCTGTCCATAACGGCACTGATATACCCAGTCTCCACGCTGCACTTTCCATTCTTGCTATAAGGACATTTCTGGTATACAGGACAGTCCTCTCCTACGCAGTCTCTGACCGCGTCGATAGCGATCATGCGTAGGCCTTCCTTAGTGTATCCCTTTGTGGGTGTCAGTCGGTAGAGTTCTGTGTCTCGCATTTGGTGATCTCCTTTGTCATGGTTGGTTCGGCCTCTTCGGCGTAGGTAAGGCGCTTTAGACGCTCATATATGCCGCTGCGGGCAATACCAAGGCGACGGGCGGCATCTGATTGCGTAGGCGTGTTGGCAAGGGCAATCTCGATGTATAAACGCTCTACGATGTCGCGGATGGTTTTCAAGGTGCATCCCTCATTATATTTACGGAGTAATATTTCGAATAGAGATTGGTCACGGGCTTGGTCTTCTAAGGCGGTTTGTAGTTGGTCAATATAGGTGAGCACTTTGGTGCCTTCGTTGGTAAGTGACTGTTGAAGGTTGATTTGAGCTGCTTGCACGATATACACTTGCTTTCCGTTGCTGGTGAGCTCTCGCAAGGTGTGGTCGTCAAAGCGCACGTTTTGATTGATCTTTGCTTTGGCCTGGGGCACCACGGTTTGCTTAGAAGGGGTGTTAATGAGTTCATACACACCATTGCGTATGCGGTTTATGAGTTGGGGAAGGTTCATATTAATTCGCTGTATAGCACACCCCGGAGCGTGGTGTCAAGTGGAAAATACGATGCAGGATTGGCCTCCGTTAAAGTTGTGTGAATTCGGTATTCTAATTTATGGTCGGGCCTCCATGCTCATTTATTAAGTATACCCCATTTGTTTATTGAAGGGGCTTCAGTTATCACATGTTGCATGTAATTAATAAATGTTGCAATAAAATGTAAATTGTCATACTACAAATAATGTAGCTTACTACAATTAATGTAGTTTGTATTGCATGTTATTTATTTATTTAATGAAGCATATTTATTAAATGTGTGGGGGCTTAGTTATTGCATGTATAATAAATAAATATGCTTCATTTATTTATTATGTATTATATTAATGTATTAATATATATTTACTATATGTATATATAATAAGTAAATATTGTTTAGAAATATTATTGTAGTTATGTAGTTATGTAGTAGTATAGTAATGTAGTAATACAGTAGTATAGTAATGTAGTAGTATAGTAATGTAGTAATACAGTAGTATAGTAATGTAGTAATATAGTGTATATATAATGCTACATTGTAGCAGTAATACATTGTAGTATATATTGACAATAATTGTCATATACTACATTGTAATATTATTAATAATTACAGTATGTTATAGCGTTTTTTGACAAAAATTGTCAAAAGTGACGTGAATTGTCACTTTTCAGTATATAGCATATACTACAATGTAGTATATAAGAAATAAATTTATATTTATATTTGTAATGATATTAAGTACTTATAAATAAATTAAAAAAAATATGCAAATATATGCTATTGTGCATGAAACTTGCTTTATATAATAGCATGACAGCGAAACAAAAAAATAAAAAGTACATAAAAGACTTGACAAAAGACTTAAAAGTATATAGACTTTTATGTATTACAAACTACAAAATTAACAACTTATTTGACGCTAAAAAATATTACTATGTCAAAAGCAATTAAAATATTAATTTCGTTATACTTATTTGCAATACTTTATTGTATTACTTATAATGACAGCTTGACTTGCTTGCTTAATTTCTTTAACAGCTATTTTAAATAATAGCAGAAAAGCGAAGTGTGCATTATGACAAGTAAAGAAAAAAGCAAAGCAAGTAAATTATACAGTATGTTTGTTGACAGCGCAACGACTGACAACGAAAAAAGTACAGCTAAAAACAAGCTGACTAACTTGCTAAAAAAACATAAAGCAAGTTTAGCTGACTTTGTTGACAACGTAAGCGCTGACAACGCTAAACTGTTTGACTTCAGCGAAAAGAAAGAAACTGAAGTCAAACGAAATTACAAACTTTCAGACAATACGCTGAAAGCAAGTAATAATAAGAGGTCACGCAGAAAACTTATTATTGACATGCTGAAAGAAAACAATTTCACGAAACGTGAAATTGCAAGCATATTGACTGAAAAGCATGAAATTGCTGACTACAAAAATAACTTGAAAGCGGTTTCGGGTACAATTTACGATCTAGCTACACACAACGTAGCTACATTTAAAATTGACAACGAAACAGACAAAATAATTTCAGTTTTTGCGTAGTCAATAACTTGCAAGCAAGTCAAGCTGTATATTTTAAACAACTAAAAAAGAAAGCTAAAAACATGACAAAATTAATTAATTTACTAACTGAAATTATTTTGCTTGTAACAACACTATTTTTTAATAGTGTAGTTATTTACTTAGTTTTAAACTAACTGTATATAAAAATAATACATGTATTAATTACATATACATGTATTATTTTTAAGCAAAATGATGAAGCGGTGTTATTTACTTAATGAAGCAAATTTACTAAATATGCTTCATTAAATAAATAAACTACATGCAATAAATATGCAATATTTACTGAAACCCATACAACCCATGAAGCCCGACCTCCACCCCAGACCACGCCATATCCGCCATCCCGTATACCTCCGCCAGCCATGACCTACCGTGATCCCTATACGCCCGTGATCCCACATAGCCTGCACCCCTACCCCCACGGTCTGGTCTGGCGCGGTCTGGTCTGATGTGATTCAATCTAATCCACGCTCACCCACGCAGCCTCCCAATCGTCCCATTCTAATCCATTCGTAGCCCATGGTCTGGTCTGGTCTGGGCAGGCGTGGTCTGGTCTGATACTATCTAAATCATGAAGCCCGAAGCCTCTGCTCCTCACCCACGCCCTGCTCTGCTCTTGCCCGTAAACCTGCGTGAGTCGTTAAACTATGCAATCAGAGGGTAGGCGCGGGTTGATATGATTGATTAAGACTGTGTGGGCAGGATAGGTGTAGATGATTATATGCTTTCGTACTCACATCTGCTCTTGCTCATACCTGGGCTCGTCGCCACACCCCATGCACTCCATGATTCGATACAATCAATCAAGCTATACCTACCCTTATTTACTTTGTTTCTTAGCTACTACTGCGATACTAAAGGAAAGATACTATCCTTATCACGATTCGCACCTTCCCATGATGCTACTGCTATAAACGGATATACCTGAGTATTATCTTGTTCTCCATTTTTACTATGCTATACTATGTACTATGTGAAGTGTATAACTTTTAACTTGGATTGGAAAGGAAAGAATAGGGATGGACTTATTAATTAGCTTGTTTGATATGGTACGGTGGCCTTTGGTGGTACTTATTTGTTGTGGGATGGTTTGTGGAACGATTACTGATGTGGTTGAGTCGATGTGGTCAGAAGATTAGTGAGAAAAGATTAGGTTGCTGAGAAATTTGTGAGAAAATATTAGTGAGAAATTGTTAGAAATTTTTAATGGATAGGTGTGATAAATTTTATGGGTATGTGTAAGAAATATCTTGTATAACCACATGAAATGTATTACATTATTAATATGAAAGCAAGAAAACACAAAGAAGGGAGGTGAGTAGGGATGATAAAAGCGAAGCGAGAAATTTATAAGAGCAGGGTGACGAGTGCTGAAGAGGATAGGAAAGCAGCACAGAATCATGGTCTGCACCCCAACCCTGAAACGAGTCACGAGCACAGAGTTTGGACTGTTAAGGGTGACGGTCGTAATTGTACCGCGGTCATCAGCGAGTATGAGGGCACTACACCTTACCGTGTTTCTTTCGTAATGCACCACGACAAGCACGAAGCGGTCATTATAGACAATGGGCAATGGGATTTGTTGTGCTTCGATCTGGATTATGACAGAAACGAAGTTTGGGTAGCATGTGAAAACTATTTGGATTGGGTGAAAAGGGACCATGATTTATACAGTTGCGACAATTACGAGTTTAAAGACTATGACGATCTGATGGCGGTGTTGTCGTAAGTGGTGTTTATTTTGTGCTTGCTTGTGCATTAGAAAGAAAAGATCATGCAATGTCCGCGAAATAAGCAAGCGCAAACTAAGTAACCATTTGCAGTTTTAACGTGCGAAAATTAAAACAAGAAGGGAGGTGGTGAGGGTGAAAGAAAGAACTGATTATTATGAGTTTGTTTCTGGCGACTACGGGGATAGACAATTTAGAATTGATTATACTGCTGACTGGGTTGAGGTGAGTTGGGTAGCAGATGATGGAAACGACACACATGGGTTTAAACTGAGTATTGACAACGAAAACGGACTGGTTAGTTGCTTGGAGCACACTGGAATTGAGTGTGATATGGTGGCAATGGTGGGTTTAATTATTGACTTAGAAGTGAGAGGAGAACTGGTCGATGAGTAACAATTTACCACAAAAAGGCCCGCAGCTTTTGGGCGACAGCTACAAATGTAGGGTAGCGTGTGAGTTTAAGGACTATGGGTTCATGAGACGCATGCCCACGGGCTACAGAGTAGTGGAGCGAGAAAGGTATTTCTGCACTGGGTCAAAGGGTAACAGAGTCGGTGACATTATAGAAGTTTGGTGCAGGAATGGTCGCTGGCAAAAGAAACTGCGGTACGATCATGTAGCGGCTTTTAAGGCACGGATAGTGCAGCGGTACTACACGGAGAACGAGCACATGCTGTATGGGTGCTTTCGCAATTACCATGCACGGGTTTACATTTTAGAAGGTCGCTTTGCTGGTAAGAGTGTAAGCATACGGTACTAGGCGGGTAGCGCAGTTTAATGTGTGTTGGGGAGGTGAGGTGCAAGCAGAGTTATCCGCTAAAATATAAACAAAATATCTTGTATAACCACATGAAATGTATTACATTATTAATATGAAAAGCGAAAACAAAACAGCAAAAGAGGGGAGGTGAAAAGTATGCGGTTTTCAATTAGAAAACAAGACGGTACGGTACAGCGTGTGGATGTTGACAGCGTTTGGGTGCAAGCGGTACACGGTGAAATGAAATGCGGAGAGGTCGTAGACGATTACAGACTGTTGTGGGAATATGACGACGGATGCTTCAAAGCGGATGAAGGATGCTGTGCAACGCCCTGGGAATGTGACCACGACCAAGAAACACGTGGTCTTGTCTATTTTCGTAACTCAAACATGTACATCACATACGACGGGTTGCTACCATGAAAAAGAAACTCTTTGCGCTAATTTTAGCAGGTCTGATACTAAGTGGATGCGCTAAAAACATACACTGGTTTCGGGCTACTGACGAGTGCTGTACGGATGCGTGTATTACAGCACGGACTGGTGACTTCAACCCCGCTGACCCATGCTACAGCAGCGGGCATTTAGATGAGCACATAGCATTTGATGAGGAACTTTAAAAGGAGGTGCAAAATGTGTATCAAAGACTTTGAAGGGTGTAGCAGGTGTGGTAATGATACGCTTGACTACGAAGGTGAGGCTGGTGCACCTGGTGTCGGTTCATTTTGGAGATGCCCAAAGTGTGGCGTTTCATACCACAAACGCTATGGGCGCTTCACATTAATGGAGCAGGTTGACCCACTTGACTTAGTACTGCAACCATGGCAAGTACAATAGCTCATGATTACATAGCTTATGTGGAGAGGGCATAAGCTATGTGGTAAGTGCTACTGCACTGGGAAGGAGGTGAAGAATATGAGTTTCAAAGACGAGTATAATAAAGCAGAAACTGGTGGAGATTTGGACAGGGCGATAGAACGGTGCTTGACGGTGGCAGAACGGGATAAGCTGATTGAGGCGATGGAGATTGTGGAAGAGTACACTGGGCTGGACATGAGGCAGGAGTACTTGATGATGGTGCTGAAAGCGATGAAGAAGGTGGAGAAGCGAAGCAGAAGGTGGGGCATATGGGCCATGCGGTCCTCCCTGAGCCATATGGGACCTGCTGAGTCCTGGTGCAAGCGTGATGGTGAGGTGATGATCTTTGAGGACGAGCAGGAAGCACAAGACCAATGTGATGAATACAACGATCACGCTGGTCCCAACGTAGCATATCAGGTGCGTGAGTATGTATGAAAAAATATCTTGCAGGGCGAATGGAAACATGCTACATTATATGTGCAAGCTAAGAAATTGGTGAGCACATGACTAAGGAAGAGGGAAATAGCTCATGAAATTGGACATTTACATTGGATTGATGGTAGCAATTATAGCTATCATCTCGGTTCTTCACTTTAGCCTTTGCTAAGGAAAGGAGCGACTGAAATGGAAGAGGCCCAAGAGCAACATCAATATAAACCCCGCCGTCCAAGATCTCACGAAGACCGCTACTTAAACGATCCCCGTTGGGAAACAGCTAAGAGACTCGCTTCAGAGTGCCGCTTTGCAGAGTGCAACGTGCTGGTATTGCGGATAATGAGATCGTACGGCAAAATTTACAGTTAAGGAGATTAGAGTCATGGGAGAAAACTTACTGGTATTAGCAAAAGAAGCGTCTGGTTATGACACAGTGATGGGTATGCTGGAAGACTCAGTAGACGGTATCGCTGTGGGAATCTGCGACAAATGCCACGCAATCCGTGACGTGGAGCCTGACGCCAGCAACTACGATTGCTGGGAATGTGAAGGTGGCAAGGTAAACAGTGTACTGGTACTTGGAGGACTCATTTAGGATTCTTCAACCTCTTTTCTCACTGCTGTTGTAGGTAGTAGTGAGAAAAGATGCTGAGAAATCCTGAGAAAAGGAAAGCAAAATGCCAAAAAAGATTAGAGTCTATACAGTTAAATGCAGAAGAGGTTGCGGTAAGGTATTAGCAACCACAAATAGGTCAATCTGGGGTGTACCACAACATATACGAGAAAAGTACCAAGGTATATGCGGTGACTGTTTGACCCCAGAAGAACACAGGGAGATATTTGAAGCCACCCAGAAAGCGGTAGAAAGGAAATGCCATGAGACTCACACTCTCCGACAATGAAGGCGAAGTCCTAAACACTTGGGAAATTGTAGAAGATTACCCAGTAGACTTTGATTTTGAAGACCTAGATGATGACTGGGCTGAAGATAAAATTATCATCAGTGAGGTAAACAGGGCTCCACTCTCTGCCTCCTCTTATGGTCGCCAAATACTGAGAGAAATACAGAGGATGTGGGAAGTAGGAAGGAGATAGAAATGCGTATCGTAATTAAATTGGACGAAAAGATAGAAGGTTTCAAGGGAGCAGATGGTTTCACCAGAGAAAAGCTCGTAGCCGATACTCTTTATAAAGTATTTGATAAGGCGGGAGAAAGATTTGAAACCATCAGCTTATGGATAGAAAACAGTGAGTGTAATGAACTGGTTATGAACTTTGAAACTGGTGACATTATTACTCGTCTGCGCTGAAATTGCAGTTTTAATAGCGTACAGAATCGTAAATCCCACGCTTTCATTTGACGAATTCTGCATGAACTTTTGCTTTTAATGCTATGACAAGCAGTAAATAAAAACCACGAAGGGAAATGAAGATGAAGTATTGTCCGAAATGTAAGAGCAAACTGTACCCCTACGACAGCACAGATATGGAGAAATATGGTATCTGCTCTTATTGCACAACATTTGGTAAGTTACCAAAAGAGGAAGCCATTGCAGCGGGTTGGCATTTTGGTATGGGTAACTTAGGGCTCTTAGGAGGAATAGGTACTCCTGATGACCTACCAAAGCTGATAAAAGAAAGCAATGGTGACTGGAAGAAAGTAGCTAACGAGTATGATTATTTCCTCCAGTCCCTCATGGAGTCAGACCAAATGTACGATGACTGCTTGGAAGAAGTCGACCATTGGATTAAAATAATGATTAAAGGAGAGGACGAGTACTTCTTAAAAGAATGGGAGAAAAGGAAAAATGGATGAAATAATCATATTTTGGATCATTGTTTTGGCACTAATACCTTTCATAGTGAGGAATTGAAAAATGGGCACACACTCTCCAGGAAGATACAGAAGAAAAGGACGTAACGCATTTGTGCCAGGAGAAACTAATCCTGAAGATTTCTTCGACTACCCTAAAAAGTCATGGTGGTATAAACATCATTTGGAAGATTTCTTAGAAGGATGGGAAGAAGCAAAAAGGAAATATGAAAAGGAGGAAAATAAAATGATAGAATTCCCAATTTACTTTGACGATCTCAATGAGGAAACACAGAAAAGGTTTCTCGAAGTGCAAGGACTGAGTAGCCCTGAAGAAGGAAACTACGACATAACTCCAATTGCTATTGTACAGCACGACGATGAAGATATAGATGAGTGTCCAACTAAAGGTATGATTTAAATTTATAATTTATCTTGACAGCACCGGCCTTTTATACTATACTATAGATATGAAAACAATACGAAGAATACAAAAAAGATGGGAAGAGGTTCCAGAGTGGATTAAGGACATAATTGGATTAATTGGTTTACTTTATGCCCTTTTCGTGTTCGCTAACATCATGGGATACGCTTCATGGAAGTAAAAAAGAATCTATACAAAGGCACTTTCAACTGGTTCGGAGAAGTTCACACACTCTACACTCACTCCTCCTCCTTCGCTAAAGCCCGCACTTCCCTATTCCACAAATTAGCTGACAAAGTAGGATACCATTTCGCCTACGTATCCAATTACTACAGTATTGATAAAAATTATCAAATCAATCAGGAGGTACAAAATGCCAAAGACCCTGAAGTACACGAGAAGAGACGTGGAGTTCAACAATCTCTCTTTCCTGGCACGCCCTTTGAGAACAATAGATAAAGGCGACATGAGGTTCCATGTAAACCATTTTCTGGTAGAAGAGGATCGCTCTGCTGTTAGCACAAATGGTTCTGTACTGCACTGGGTAAAACATGTTCCTTTAGTAGCTGGTTTCTATAAACCTAAAAAGGTGCATAGAAATATGCTGGAGATAGAGTTTGTATGCAAGGTGGAAGAAGCACCACTGAACTACCCAGACTACAAGGACATACTCCACGACTGGGCAAAAGAGACAGGTCCATATGTCAGCATTGATCTTGATTCAGACGACAAGCCTGGTTACAGCAGGGCTCTTGCAACCATTATAAGAACTATGAGCAAAGAGTGTATGAACATAACGTGGTTGGAGATACTGACTGACGGACCTTGGGAGGGATATATAAGAGACGAGAATCCCAACTACTTTCATCAAGGAGAGCGCAAAGCACTAATAATGCCAATGAGGTTATAGAAATGGGACACTTTGTGAATAGAGGGATGAAATGTTGGGACGAGGAAATATCAGATCCTTCCTTTGTCGCCTTTGGAGACACTCCCTTTCCTACACGGTTCATCGACGATGTGGAAGGATACTACTATTACTCTTTTGGTTGTCGAGAAGATTGCAGTACTGGAGAAGTAATAGAGGTTTGGTACAAAAGGAGAGAGCTATGAATCATAAATTCGCTGTATCCGCAGAGTTAGCAAAGGCAAAGAGTATGGAAGATGAGGTAATAGATGCTTGGAAGAGTATTACAGAAGCCTCCCCAGGTGCTGTACATGACATACTCAAAGATTGGTATGCTGGTAAAATATACCTCCTTGTGCCCTCAAGGGTGTATGATAAACTTTGCGATAAAATATAAAAAATATCTTGCAATCCGTTTAAATAGCTGTTATACTTAAGGAAACACTAAAGGAAGAGAGGGTGTAGCTATGACTAATCAAGAGTACCTCAACCACTTGACTGGAAAGAACCTAAGTCACCTTAAACCACTGTACGAGAAAATCTTCACGCAATCTCCCCCCGCTAAGTTTAAAAAGAAGGACATCATCCAAAAGCTCTACGACAGGTTCAAAGAGCTCAACAAAGAGAACCCCAGCGCAGAAGAGTACAATCCTGACATCGACCCCCAGTTTGGCATCACTGAAAACAACTACCACAAAGTTACTTCCCGTGCAGGTAGCCGACGCAGTATAATCATCGAAGCGATAAAAGAAGGAATATGGGACACGGTTACGTTGGCAGAAATGTTGCACATGAAGAACGAGACATGGCCCTTAAAGAAGAACAAAGTAGCGGTCAGTGGAACAATAGCTGACTTGAGAAAGAACAAAGGATGGGACATCAAAGTCGATGACAAAGGAAGGATATGTGTAGCAAATGGTACTTAAAATCATAATAGTCCTAGCCTTGTGGGTACTCGTCAGCATACCATTAGGTATAATAATAGGACGCATACTAAGAGAGAAACACAATGAAACTAAAACCAGGTTATAAATACCACTACGAAAGACCTATGGTTTCTAATAAAGTGATACATGTAATTGCAATCATAGAAGACCACGCGGTATTCTGTTGGTACAGTTATAAAAGAAGGTATTGGCAGTTCCAAATAGAATGGACTGAAATCTTAAAGGATAGTATAAAAGAAATAGGTAAAAGTCCATATAAATTTGACATATCAATCCCAAAACAGGAGGTTTATCATGGAACAACAAGTTACACCTGAGTTCCCTGAAGTAGAACTCACAACGGTAGAGGTGGCTGGCATTACTGCTGAGAACTACAAGGCGGTGAGGAATGTCGAAACAGACCAGATTTATGATATCGTCAGCCCTAAATACAAACTGGTAAGGCATGAAAAGGTGCTGGAGAATGTAGAGGAAGTACTGGAAAGAAATACAGTAGATTTTGGTTCCTACTCCAAGCATGTGTTCCTTTACAAAGACGGCGCCCGCATGAGGACCAAATACAGGTTTGACGATGCTCAGGTAGTAGTTAAATTCCGTGGGAAAGATGACGTTATGAATCCCACACTGGAGGTTTTCAACAGCTATGACCGTAGTTGTAAACACACAGTGATGCTGGGAGCATTTAGAATGGTATGCACGAACGGTCTTGTTATAGGAGAAACCTTCGCTAAGTACAAGAAACGCCACATGCCTGACCTGTACTTGGAAGATGTACAGTATGCACTCAAAGATGGTTTTACAGCTATCGACGACCAAAGGAAGCAGTGGCAGGATTGGACCTCTACCCCTTTACTGCCTGAGAAGTTTGAAAAGGTGGAAAAGAAATTGGATCTTAATAACAAAGAGACCACGTTGCTGTTGGAAGAACCTGAAACAAGCACCAACGCTAACTTAGCCCGCTGGTTAGCTTTACATGAAATGGGCGGTAAATGGGAGAAGGAAGCAGAAGAGTATATGAATATGTGGATCTTCTACAATATACTCACACAGTTTACCACACACCATATAGCCAGTGAAGTACGCCGTCAGCAGTTAGAAGATAGAATCAGAAAGGTTATGTTTAACTGAAGACCTTATGGCTGACCTAACCGAGAGCTCCCTAATCACGCTGACGGGTAAGCAAAGTAGGTGAACCTCTTGGTAATTGTCCTACTGACCAGAGCCCCAATGCTCGGACAGGTTGCAAGAGGAGGTCAGCCTTCAAACTTATCTTGCAATATCATATTGAAATTGCTACAATTAATTAGAAAACAAAAAGAAGGAGGTGAAACAAATGGCACTAAGATCTATGTCGGGATTTAGCAGAAAAGAGAGAACAAGCCACACCACAGAAAAGCTACTCATTTCTAATCAGAAAAACAGAGACAACGCTATGGTAGTATTCTATATTGGTTCCAAACTATGTGAGAAAGCCAACATACGTCCCAGTGACAAGCTGGACGTGCTTTGGGACGACACTACAGGTGCTGGTGCTATTGTTCAAACTGAAGAAGGTAAAACTGTAACGATCCTAAAAAATGGTAGAGGTGTTTTAAACTTCACCTGGAAAGAAGGGATGCCTATCCCTCCAGAAAGTAATGGACCTGTTGAAGCCATAAACGTGCAGGTAGAAGAACAAAATGAAGAAATTCATTTCACATTCCCTGAAAACTGCCTGCAATAGGAAAAATTTACTGCATACTTTGACATTAAGCAAGTAAAGTTCGTGCAGAATTCAGCAAATAAAAGCGTAGGAATTTGCTACAATCACAATACTTTACAGCTAATTGAAGCAGAAAGGCCCAATCCTATTATGTCGCTACAACACATTGAAGATTACCACATTGACTTGGAAGCGAAAAGGCACATAATGAGGGAAGTCTGTGATGAGGCTAAAGCATTGATGATAATACTGCTGGAAGCCCCAGAAGAGTTCCTCAGCCAATTCAAATTTAATAACTCCTTTTCCCGCCGACGCCTCGAAAACTACCTCATGTTTGAAGAAAGATGGAGTGCAACTAAGGTCAAGAAAGTAATGAGTGACCTCAGGCGGGCTCATGAGAGGTTTTTAGCATTATGAGTACACCATGGAAGAAACTATACTTTAAATTCGAAAAAACACTACTCAAACAATTAAGCACAAACCTTCCAGGAGTAGCATGGGACAGAGCTGTACTTATTCCTATCCTGAAATGTATAAGAAGGAAACTAAAAGATGAGATTCCTAATCGAAAGTCCAGTCTTTAGCAAAGGACTGGACAACGAAGCAAAACAATTCTTACGGTCAGCTCTCCGCTACCAAGAGCCCTTCTATGTGAAAAAGAAATATGGAGGCACCACTAAGATGCACAATAAGTATATGTCCACAAAAGGTGGTGTCTTCCTAACAGGGCTCGTGCCACGGGTGAAAGACACACTGATGCAAAGAGGAATGAAGTCCATATGGACCTTCGGTGATATCATGAAGGAGATTCCACTGCCCACTACAGATCCCTACCTTGAGGGAATCACGCTAAGGGAATTCCAGGACAAACTCATACTCAAAGCCATCATGACTCAGAGAGGTGTCATAAAAGCACCTGCACGAAGTGGCAAGACGGTGATCATGGGAGGCATAGCGAGCTGTTTCCAGAGCAAATTTCAAACTATCTTAATCCTAATGCACACAAAAGACCTACTATGGCAAACCTATGAAGAGTTCCAACGCTTTGGCTTTGAAGATATAGGTATAGTAGGAGATGGTAAGAAAGAGTATGGACATAGGATCACTATTGCTCTACATCAAAGCTATGTCAAAGCGTTAGGAACTAACGGACATACTCATCATGACCTCATAATGGTTGACGAAGCTCATCACATAGCAAGCGATGACAGCAATTATGGGAAGATACTTAAGAATGACCTTGCTCCCTTTCGCTTTGGTGTAACAGCAACTCCTTCTCCTGAATTAGGAAAGCGACTTGCAATGGAAGGCTTGATAGGTCCTGTTATAGGTGAAATCACTCAGGAAGAAGCTCGTGTAGCGGAAGTTGTTACGCAGGCCAAAGTAAAGATAGTTAAAGTACCCCTAAATGTGTCGGTAAAAAATATCAAAACTTACTACGAAGCCTACAAAAAAGGAATAGTACTCAGCAGAACCAGAAACAGACTGATAATGAAAACTGCTACAGGATTATTGGATGAGAACAAAACAGTACTCATACTGGTGAGACGAGTGCGACATGGATTTGAATTAGCAAATATGTTTGAGAAATTTTCAGAGTATGAGGCTCCTTTTCTTTGTGGCGGAATAGATGCTGACACAAAAAGAGAGATGAAGCGGTTACAGAAGGACATTGAGAAAAGATTGACTTCAGATAAGGGAAAAGCCAAGTTGCAAGAAATGTATGATGAATTTCAAGACTACAAGAACTTGGAAGCAAAAATAAAAGTAAACAATCAGAAACGTCCTCACTACCGAAAAGCCCTCAATGACCGCAGCATAAGATGTATTATTGTAACCAATATATGGAATGAAGGCATTAACATACCAACGCTGGATGCTATCATTAATGCCGCAGGAGGTAAGTCAGAGATACAAACAATACAGGCTGCGAGCAGGTCGCTGACAGCGAGTGCAGAAAAGGAATATGGATTGATAGTTGACTTTTTCGATCCAAACGCAAGGTGGTTTGTTGACCACTTTGGAGAACGCATTTCACTTTATTGTGAGGAGGGATGGCTATGATAGTTATCAAAGATGCTTTTAAAGTTTCACCAAGAAAGTTCTGCATCAGATCAAAATGGGGACATTGGACAACTTCTTTGACCCAAGAGCTTAGAGCTGCCATTGGTCACTTAGAAGAACACGAATACGTGTTCATGCGTGACACTGATTCAGAAGATTGCCGTATTTTCTTCAATGGACGCAGAGCTGACCTAGAACCTGAGGACTTCTATTAATGGATATAGAACTGTTTGATGTAAAGGCCTACCTTAATGACAGAGGTGTAAGGATATACACTTCAGGAAAGAACTGTAGTCCTGGTTGGGTAAACATTCGCTGTCCTTTCTGTGGTGACAAGTCTAACCATCTTGGTATCAACCTAAAGTCTAAGAAATGGCACTGTTGGAAATGTCACCAAACAGGGCTTATTACTAAAGTAATAAGCATAATTGAGGACGGACAAGGGGATATATATTCCATATTAGAAGAGTTTAGATCTTCTCACATAGGCACCTATCATCCTAAAAGGAGGGATCCAAAAGGGCTGCCTAAAGAATCCTTAGACACCTTACCAACTATACATAAAGACTACTTAAGGCGGAGGGGATTTGATCCTGTAGAAATTCAGGATAAATATTATGTCAAAGCCTGCTGGGAAGGAGGTAAATATAAATTCCGCCTTATCATTCCTATTTATATGAACTTCAAACTGGCAGGCTTCACGGCACGAGATGTTACCTTCAAAAGTCCTATACGCTATAAGAACCAACCACAGAATGAATGTCCTGTGCTACCAGAGCGATGGGTTTACAACATAGATAGAATTACAGGAGACACAGTGGTAATAGTAGAAGGACCTTTTGATGTATGGCGTATGGGTAATGAATTTGTAAGTTTCATGGGAACCACAGCCACTACAGCCCAAACATCAGCACTTGTGAATAAAGGTGTTAAGAGAGCGATAGTGTTGTATGACCCTGAAGAGGAGGCACAAGAAGTGGCAGATCAGATAGCTTATGATTTAGGTATGTTTATATCCGAAGTAGAAAGAGTGGAATTAGATCTACCAGAAGGCAAAGATCCAGCAGACCTCACACCACAAGAGGCTGCACAGTTAAGGAGCGAACTGTTATGAAATGGAGTAGACTTAGTGGAATAGACGATTATGTAGAAGGTTCTACATTTAGACAGTTATGGAAAGAACATATCAAGAAGGTAATAAAAGAAGCAGTCCAAAAGGGAAAAGATAAAAATAAAGATACAAATAAATCCTAAAAATTATCTTGCAAGCTGTCATGGTGCTGTGCTATTATGTGTACCTATACACAAGTACTGCGAAGAGGGATTAATAATAGTGAGCTGGGCTGCTCCTTCCACACACTAACACCCCTCTTCCTGTTAGTACCTACCAAGCAGTAGCCCGGTTCACTATTGTTAATCCACCACAAGGGTAAGAGGGGGGAAGAGGAAATCTGATGGAGTTCTACCATGATACTGAGATGTGGGCTGTGTAACAGAAAGGTAAGTACAGAGTTGGAAGGAACAATCAGAGGAAAAATTATATGCAACTCCTGCTGGGATAGCCAAATTAAGCCCTACCTTCACTCAGCGCGATGTTTCGACGGAAAGTACCTTTTTTGTCCTAATAAAGATGCATCAGAAAGCCAAACGCAAGACCTGACATGTATAGCTAAAGCTATACATAGCAAATCTAGCATTCAACATTCTGTTGTTTCCTCTTTTTTACGCCAAAAAAGTACGTCTCGGCCGATCAAAAAAAGAAGCAAATCTTATAGGGAATACAAAGAGGAAACTCATGCTAACAGTCAAAAGATCAGGGAAGCACAGACTAAAAAAGGTCCTATAAAACCTAAAAGACAGAGAAAAGAAATCACACCTATCTCTTGCCCTAAGGTGGTAGAGGAAATTATTAACTTTTGGAACACATTAGGACTGCATAATGCTCAACCAGGAACTAAGACCTATAATGAAAACATAAGACAGGTAAAAAGAGCTATGAGAGGTTCCCTATCCTGTGCTGAAGGAAGGAAATTTAATAAGGAAGAAATCATAAAGTCTATAACTAACTTTCACCTGGCAGCTACTCATCCTCATTACCATCCACCTGAAAGTAAATACAAGAAATCGCTCACTAAAATACCTCTCGCTTATTATGTCTACAGTAAACATTCCAGCAGGTCCTACCTAGAGGAATATTTAGAACCTCCTAAGAAAATAGAACAACAAGAGCATCCAGAAGATAAATATCCCAATCTAACTAAGTACTACGCCAATTTCTATCTAGATAAAGTGCTCGGAGGTATAAAACCTAAAAATGGCCTCAGCCAGTACGATATGAACCATTTTGTCCGCGCTGCAGAGCGAACAGCAGAATTCTATAAAGAGCACGAAGATAAGATGGAGTTAAGAGGGGCAGGCATTTATAGCTTGCTACAATTTGGAGAGCTGGTAACCGAAGCGTTAGAGCAAAGCGTGAATGGAGATCTCCATAAATTGACGCCTGGGTGGTTCAGCAGCGATACGATGTTTGACAAAAGGTTACCAGCTTTCCTCTACTCTAATAGTATTATTGAGGACAGGAGGGATTTTTGATCCGCAGACGAGTCAAAATAGACACAGCTGATGAGAAGAACTTAATGATAGGTCTGATTATCAGTAAAAGGTTCTGTCAAACCTTCCTTCCTATGATACAGTCCCATTACCTACAAAGTAAGTACAGTAAAAGGGTGTACAAATGGGTGAGAGATTATTACAAAGAATTTGAAGATGCACCTGGACACAATATACAGAAAATCTATGAAGTAGAGAAGGAGGAACTGGAGGAAGAAGAGCAGAAGCTGGTAGGAGAATTTATTGCAGGACTGAGTGGTTATTATGAAGAAATGGAGAGTTTCAATGAGGAATATTTAGAGAGGCGCTGTTTAAAATATCTAAAGAAAAGATCCATAATAGACCACAAAGACAAACTGATGAACTTAATTGACCTTGGTAAAGTTGAGGAGGCTGAGATAGAAATTTCTAACTTTAGGAAGGTCAGTAAAACTACATCAGAATGGATAAATCCTTTTGATATCCAACAAATAGAACAAGTGATGATTCGTGATGAAGAATACTTGTTTAAAATGCCAGGTAGGCTAGGACAGATATTAGGTCCTCTTAAAAGAACTTGGCTAATATCCCTTATGGGTCCTATGAAGCGGGGAAAGACTTGGTGGTTGGAAGAGATAAAATTCGCTGCCTTGTATAACAGGCTGAAGGTAGCTTCCATTTCATTAGAGATGTCAAAAGAGGAAACGTCTATAAGGTCCTATCAACGACTTACCGCCCTATCTACCGAAGAAAAAAACATCTACCGTTTTCCCATATTTGACTGCCTTAAGAACCAGCAGGGCACCTGTGACATGAAAGAGCGTAGGGGTTCTGGTTCACTAATAAATGATGAAGGCAAATTATCACCTTACAGTCCTAACTTAGATTGGACAGTTTGTACTTACTGCCTTGACAATAAATTGGGATTCTTTGATCCTGAACCTTGGTATGAAGAGCAAGAGGTTCCCACCATGTCAGTAGCTAAGGTTAAAAAGGCTACCAAATCTTTTATGATGATGTATGGAAACAATTTGCTTAGAACTATAAGCTATCCCATAAAGACTGCCAACATAGGAGATATAAAGAGGGATCTTGACTTGCTGGAATATACAGAGGATTTTATACCTGACGTTATACTGATAGACTATATGGACATTTTGGGTCCAGAAAATCCTAAGCTGGTTGGTCGTGAAGCTATAAACGATACCTGGATGACAGCAAAGAGCCTAGCACAGGAGCGGGGCTGTTTAGTTGCCACGGCTACACAGGCAAATAGAGACTCAATGGAAAAGACATATGTTAGACAAAAAAACACAGGTGAAGATATCAGGAAGTTAGCACACGTAAACTTAATGGCGGTTCTTAATCAAAAAGACTTCGAGAAGAGAAAAAATATAATGCGCTTTGGAGTGATAGCACATAGGCACAAACAATTTGACGAAACGATGACTATCAAGGTTCTTCAACAATTAGATCTCGGGCAACCTTACCTGGATGCCGCACTTGATAAAGTGAGAGGAGATTAAAATGGATGACCGTTCAAAGATTTATCTAACAATAACTACAATCTTATTAGTACTCCTGTTCTTTTTATATGTTTATAGCTACAAAATAAATCAATGGAAATGGGAATATGTTAGAAAACACATGCACGGTAAGGTGGAAGACTACAAAGTAACAGATGATTTAACTATACGTTGGGTTCCTGTAGATCCGAGCATTTACGTTTATACTAGAGAAGGAATTATTCATATAGACCTAAGTAAAAGGGAGGTAACTAAATGATAGTAGGAAAGACATTTACATTTGATGCAGCTCATCAACTACCTAAGTATCGTGGGGACTGTAATAAGCTACATGGTCATACCTATAAGTTGGAGGTAGAAGCATATGGACCTGTAGTTACGAATGAAAGAAGCACAATAGAAGGAATGGTTATTGACTTTAAAGATCTAAAAGATTTAGTAGAAGAGGTTGTTCTTAACAACCTTGATCATTCTTACCTAAATGATATATTTGAGAATCCCACAGCAGAAATCATAGCCTTTAAGATATTTTATGAGCTAGATAAATACTTTGAAGAGGAAGAGGATAGAGGTATTTCAAAAGTAAGGCTGTGGGAAACACCAACCAGTTACGTGGAGGTACGTCATGAAGATTTACAGCATTTTCTCCAGCATACACGGGGAGGCAAATTGCCGTGGACAGGGTAGTTGGGCAACATTCGTACGAACTGCTGGGTGTAGCTTAGGTTGTAACTACTGTGATACAAAGTATGCCCAAGATCCTAGAGTAGGCAAGGAAATGGACATTTTTAGGTTAATAGAAAGAGTGGAGAAGTATAAAGGTCCCTATTTGTTGATCACAGGGGGTGAGCCACTAGAGCAAGGGGAAGAATTGCTTCAGTTTATCTCACTGGTTAGAACTAAAGGATTCCACGTTACGGTAGAAACAAATGGAGCCTACGCTCTACCCCCACGGCAGCTCTGCACCGTGGATTGCTATGTGGTAGACTATAAGCTGCCTGGTGCAGGAGTAGGTGATGTTTTTCAATGGGCTAATACTAACGTGTTTTCCCAAAATGACGTGGTTAAATTTGTGATATCAGACGAGAGTGACTATCAAGAGGCAAAAAGAGCTTATAGGAGACTGAAACAGAGAAATTCCAAGGCAAGGTGCGCTTTCTCTCCAGTCCTGGATAGGTTAGAACCTGCTGCTCTATACTATTGGATGCTGGAAGACAATATTTGGGACGTACAGCTCAGCCTTCAGTTGCACAAATTGGTGAAACTTCCAGAACCTAGGTAAACTGCCTAAAAAATATCATCAAAAAGTTTATAAACACCAATGGAAACGTTCTATAATGTAGCTATAATTAGCTGAAAGGCTGAATAACTAACTGGGCGAGAGCTCAAATATCACACAAGGAGGTAACACATTATGGCATTAAGTCCGCAATTTGTAAACGCAAAAGAGCTGAGAGAGCAGATTGGTGCTCTCAATGCAACCGGTGTTCTGGAAGAGAAGTTGAAGACCGTAGGCATTAAGAAAGAGGTCATGGTCGACAGTTTTCTCAAGGCCGTAGATAGCATTCCAGAAGGCAGTGAGGAAGAAAAGAAGCTGCCGGATTCCGTCGTGGAATTCTATAACAGCATTGTCGAAGGGAAAGATCCTAGCCCTGAAGAGATTGCCGCGATGGAAGCTGCCAAGAAGAAAGGACCTAAACGGGAAGGACCTTCTAATGAGCAGTTAGCCTACGACATGGTCAAAGCTGGCAAATCTGAAAATGAAATCGCTAAGGCATTCACTGAAAGGTATCACAAGCGGGATCAGAAAGACGCTGATTTCATCAAAAAGCGAATCGACATCTACATTCGCATTGCCAAAAAGAGGATCGAAAAGGAAGAAGGTGGGGAGGCTACACCTGCCAAAGGAGAAGCGAAGGAATAATTCATGAATGAAAGACTTATCAAGGATTGTTTCAAGCTGATCATCGAACAAGGGTTGGGGTTGTCGTTAGATGACCCCAACCTTGTTGGCACCCCTGAACGTATGGCAAAAATGTATCGTCATATTTTCAGGAATGCTAAAATGGAATGTAAACCAAAACTCACCAAGTTTCCAAACGAAGAAAACATTCAAGAGCTAATAATGTTAGATAGAATACACTTCGTAAGTTGGTGTAGTCATCATTTCTTACCTTTTGAGGGATACGCTTGGATGGGATATATTCCAGATAAATTTGTTATAGGTGCCTCTAAACCCTCACGCCTTATAGAGCATTATAGTGCTTGCCCTAATCTTCAAGAATTCCTATGTATGAACTGCATTAAAGAATTTGACAAACAAATTGAACCTAAAGGAACTATACTCGTAATGCGAGCTATTCATAGCTGTATGAGATGCAGAGGAGTAAAGCAGAGTGGAGGAGCAGGAATGATAACCTCTTCTTTATCTGGAGTTCTTAAAAAGGATGCAAAAGCAAGAGCGGAAGCAATGGACTTAATCAAACTTTCAATGATGCAGGGGATGATAGAATGAACGAAAAGAAAAAGAAACCAAAAGTAAAACTCGTTGGAGAAAATGGTAATGTATTCAACCTTATGGGAATCTGCCAGAAAGCCCTTAGAAAGGAAGGCCTTAATGATGAGGCTAAGGAGATGGTAGATAGAATTTTTCATAGTGGCAGTTATGATGAAGCATTGTCTATAATGTGTGAATACGTTGATGCTTATTAATCAGGGGGATTAAGGAGATACTAAAATGAGAAAAATAATTTGGATTTTAGCAATCGTCTGTGTATTTGCCCTTGTGGTAAATCCCGCCTTGAGTTGTGGGGGCGGCGACGGTGGAGGTTCAGGTGGAGACGACGGTGGAGGTTCAGGTGGAGACGACGGTGGAGGTTCAGGTGGAGACGACGGTGGAGGTTCAGGTGGAGACGAC